CAGCACTACCACCATCAAATATTTTTAATGGTATGAATGCTGTAAGTCCAGTAGTCCCAGAGGTGCCGCTTGTTCCAGAAGTTCCTGATGTGCCATTACTTCCACTTACTCCACTAGTCCCACTACTTCCTGATGTACCAGAAGTTCCAGATGTGCCGCTTGTACCATCACTACCACTTATACCACTAGTCCCACTACTTCCACTTACTCCAGAAGTTCCTGATGTACCACTTGTGCCACCACTTCCACTTACTCCAGATGTTCCACTACTTCCAAAGAATGTACCATTTAAACCTGATGTTCCAGATGAACCAGCCGTACCACCTGCTCCAGTTATACCGTTTGAACCGGATGTACCCGATGTACCATTACTTCCTATTCCAGAAGTTCCCGATGTGCCGGTTACTCCGCTTGTACCAGAAGTTCCTGAAGTACCAGTATCAAAACCTCTTGGTCCTACCGGTCCTTGAACTCCTGCCGTTGCTATTATTATTTCCGGCTGTGAAGTTTGGACAGTTATTTCCGTTACTGCAGTTTCAATTGCAACATTGGTTTTTGGGATTTCAACTTGGACAGTTGTTATATCTTTGTTTATTTGTACTGACATCCTATCGAGTTACGTTTTTAGATAACTTAACTTTACCTTCTAATAATCTCGTAACTTCATTACCTTTTACCAATTCTAAATCGTAAAATGCTTCACCAAAATTTAATGCGGATGAAGATGCTGCAGAAATATATACTCCAATTGAACCACTTGCCAATGGAGTTATGAAATTAGAACCACTTAAATTGATTCCCGTATTATCGGAATTTAGGGATGATGATAGTGAAAGAAAGACATCAGATGATTCAACACCCGGTCTGATTTGCATTCGGGCCTGATAACCACTCAAATCAACTGCTGAACCCGATTCATCGTTCCAATTGATTTGAAAATTTGTTGTTGCTCCTTGCTCTATTATAAAAGAGTATTTTCCTGCTGCCATAAGTAATTCGGTTTAATACTCTTATAAATATTAAAATGTTGGAAAGGGGTAAAAATAAAAAAGGAGATAGTATTAGTATCTCCTTTTAGTATATATTTTGTGAAAGTTATTATGAATTATTAACAGACCACATTACTGCTTCGTTATAAGTAGAACCAGTTGATAATGCGTAATTCAATTGATATTTTCTATACAAATCAGGGTTTAATCTTATATCGTATAATCCCACAATTTCCGATACATCTAATGAAGATGAACCGGCATTAATCATTTGAGTACTTAATGAGTTTACATTTGCTACATACGAAATTCCACCACTAGCATACGTTTCCGTTTTTAGTGATGCAGATGTAGGTGATATTGTTCTAGTTCCTACACTTGTCATATAACTTGTAAATTGAGATACGTTTTTAGTTTGAAGTACTTGATGTGTTGTCTGCTTGCTCATTTTTATTTAATTATCTAGTGTACACTATAACATCTATAAATATCAAAATGTTTAAGAAACCTATAAGCATAAAAAAGGGAAGAATTTCTTCTTCCCAATTTTATTATCTAAGAATTACTTTAGATTAGATAGATGCTAAATCTTTAACATAAATCTTTCCGTAGTACTCAGGGCGGACCATTTTCTTAGCGTATCTCGTCATCACCCCGCGTCTTGGAGTGAAATTTTGAGGGTCATACACTAATGGAGTCATAATCAATGGAACATAAGGAGCGTAAACAGCACCAGTCTCTAAGAAGTTGTTACCTCTATAACCCATCAAGATTTCGTTAGAAGTCATGTAAGGGTTTTTGTAAACTGTGTATCTATTGCTCATAGAACCTACTGAAGTTACACCAGCTGCGAATTGTAAAGCGTCTTTATCAGCGTTTACAACGAAACCAGGAATTGATTCTAAAATAGTACAAACATCTGGAGATGCAACGATAAAGTTAGCACCACCTCTTAATGTTAATTGATGAATCTTGTTAGAAACTTTGTTCAATTTAACACCTAATGTTTGAAACCATGCATTCTTAGTGTATGCGTTAGAAGCACCACCAATGTTTGACCAAGTACCACCTACATATTCCTCACCAACGTTAGTTGACCAGTATTCAGTAGTTAATGCGTTGCTCTTTAACATATCTAAGATTTCTAAATCAATCTCTAAAGAGATATAATCAGATAACATAGAAGTTAATTCAGCTTCTGCATCAATTGAGTGATACGCGTTCAAATCTTGCGCTAATTCAGGAGTCCATACTGCTTTCAACTTACGAGTTTTAGCAACGATAGCCTCTGATTTCAATTCAAGATCGATTTCAGGAATATCTAAAGCAGTAGTGGTGTTACCAGCACTATTTGCAGTTGAATCTTCGAAATCACCTCTGTCATAAGCTACAGGAACTTCAGAATAAGTTACAGTTGCTGCTCCTGCGTCTGCTAATGCAGCTCTTTGAGTTAAAGATGCAGATACGAATAATACAACGTTAGTACCAGATACATAGTTGAATTGACCTAAAGTAGAGTGTACACCAGCCACTTGGAATGAACGTACAGCTTCAGTATCAGCAGTTGCTGAAATGTTAGCTTTAGGAATAGTCAACTTAACGATTGAACGTCCAGTTGTTACAACGTTAGCTACTGATTGAGAATAGTTAGAATCGAATCCTAAATCTACCCAAGAAGCTGAAGCTTGTGCAGTTGTTGAAGCTGCAATAGATGCATCATTTACTGAATAACCATAACGGCCTTCACCATATAAACCACCTTCAGCTGCATTAGTTCTACCAAAGTTAGATGCTGAACCAGTTACGTTAGTACCACCGAAAAGTGATTTACCACCAAACTGTCCTGCTCCACCTTGTGCAGAACCATATTTGAAGTCTAAGAAGAAGATAAGACCTGAAGGTAAGTTCATAGGTTGTACACTTACGAATTCCTTAGATGCGATTTCTCCGAAGATTCTTCTTACTAATGGTAAAGCAACACCAGACCATTCTTCTGATCCTGATGATGTACCTGTTTGAGTTGCCTCATCCAACAATTGCTTAGCTTGGTTCTCTAATAGAACTGCCATAGAGTGTTGGTCTCTTTCTTTCATACCTTCTAGAAGACCTGTTTTCTCCCATTTGCTTTTCAATTGACGTGTTTCAGCCAACATTACTGCTTGTGGGTTCTTGCCTTCCATAAGTTTGCTTAAATCAAAATTTGCCATTTTTATTTATTTTTTTATGGATTGTTATTTTATGATACCAGCTAATTGCTTAAAGCGATTTGCTAATTCATTACTTTCTGCGATGATTTCTTTTTTAGGAGCTGTTGAAGCTTGAGCCTTAGAAGCAATACCTTCGGTAATGTTCTTTTTAACTTGAGCAACTTTTCTTTCAGTTCCTGTAAATTTCATTGATTCAGAAAGTGTAGCGTAAACTAATTTAACTTCTCTTACGTTAGAAGTTCTGTCTAAATTTTCTACAACTTTAACTTTTTGTTCGTTAGTTAAGTTATAACTTCTGAACAATTTGTTTGTGTAAAGTAATTTAGCGTTTAAAAGGTTTACTTCGTTGATTGTACCTTTTAAAGATTTAATTACTGCTAATGCTTCTTCTAATTCACTTTGTAATTTACTTACTTCAGCTTTCATTTCAGTTGCATCATCAGCTGTTTCTTCTTCAGCTTCATCTTCTCCGTATCCCATTTCTCTTAGAATTTCGTCTAAGTCGATTTCATCATCAGCCATAGCTGGGTCTTCACCCTCTATTGCTGGTTCTTCAGTTGGTGCAGATGCTACTGGTTCTTCAACCGGTGCTTCTTCACCTTCCATAGCTGGTGCTTCAGCAGGAATTTCTTCCTCTTCGCCTTCTTCACCTGCGATTTGCGCTTCTAACTCACGGATGATAGATTCTAAATCTAATTCATCTTCGTCAGTTTCAGGAGCGAAATCTTCACCTTCAGTAGCTGGAGCTTCTTCAGTACCGAATTCTGCTGCATCTTCTGCTGCATCTTCAGTTCCGAATTCATCTTCACCTTCTGTAAGGCCACTAACTTTAGTTTCTTCACCTTCACTACCTGGCTCACCAGATTGCTTAGAGATACCACTTAGGTCAGTTTGTGCTGAGTTTGCTTTATCTGCAGGTTGTTTGTTATCACCTTTAGCTATTTCACTTGAAGTATCATTATCTTCATTTACTGCATCTTCTGTATCTTCTTCATCACCTTCCATTTCGGCTTGTAATTTTTGAGATAAGATAGATTGTAAACGAGGAGTAAATGCTTCTTCTAGTGCGATTTTAGCATTAGCGATAGCAGTTTCACGTACAGCTTTAGCATCAGCAATTGCTTCTTTCAACAATTTTGAACTTGCCATTTGTTTCCTTATTTATCGGATTTCTTAAGCTATTAGATTTGGAGCTTAAATAGAATTTTTTTGATTGGTGTTTTCACTACACATAGAGGTGAGTATTCAGTTACCAATAGAAAAACGCATATAAAATACGTTATTATATGAATAAATATATAAAAGTTTGAGAAAACACAATTTTTCTAAAAAATTCTTTAGAAAATGTAAATATAATCAGTATGTTTATCTGATTTGAGCTTTTGACGAATACGCTCATCTGAACAACCAAAGAAGTTGGCTGCATCTATAATTGAATAAAATTCTTTACCATCACAACTTATGATAGGTAATTCTAATGTAATGTTTCTTTCCCACAAATCTTGCATTTCGTTGTAGGTAATATCCCAACCATCTACTTTCTTCCAATGACGGTATTTGGGATTGTTTGATTCTATGTAGTTTCTAACCATTGATTCACTCATATCACCACCAATCAATTCTGCTACCTGTTTTGGATTCTCAAAAGGAATTCCATCAACTTCGTATTTAATTTCAGGCTTTGTTTCCTCACCAATGATTTGCCACTCTTTGTATTTGGATTTAGTTGAACGACATCTTCTTTCAATTTCAGTAGCTACTAATGTATTTGGATTTATAGTAATCGCAGCTTCTCTAAAACTTCTATATGAATTACCATCAATAGTACAAACGTAATTATCACCATTAACTATACCCTCAGTTGCTATATCTGGGTTTCCTTTTACAAATATTAATATGTTTTGATGAACCGATGCTATTTTACGATTTCTTTCAAAATAGGTATCAACAACTCTGGATGCCTGATGCTGAGAGTTAAATAATATCATATCGTTATAGAAGTGTAATCCCGCTTCCTCACAGGCTCTAATCGTTTTCCATACCAATCCTCTATACTTTCCGATTTTGTAATTTCCGGTTACTGATTGTTCTCTTACTTCGGATACTACTACTGCAAAGAATCTATCGTTTTTTAATTTTCTAGCTGCTTTGTTTAGAATAGAGTAATATTTTTTATCAAATGAATCTACATCCATATTTGAAAGGTCAGCCGGGTCATCCGTATATTTTTCTAAATCATAATATGGTGGACAAGTAAATACAAAATCCTGAGTATTGTCATGTATAGCATCAATTACCCATTCACTATCTCCTGTAATCCAGGTTGGTTTTGTAGATTGTTTTTTATTAGCTTCAACTTGTTCATCCGAAAGGTCAATACCATTATAAACGTATCCCATTTCAGTTGCAACGATACCTCTAACACTACCACCTGCAAATGGGTCTAATACTCTACCTTCTTTTGGACAAAACCATTCATACATTTTTTCACAAAGAGTTGCATCAAAGATAGATACCGTATTATCTTCCCAAAAACGAGCTCTGGACTGGGTATCCTCTCTACCCAATTCCGATTGAATATTATAGGTGTTAATCCACCATCGCTTACGCTCCTGCCATTCTTTAGAGCGTGTATCTAAAATTGAAAAAGGCTTAATCATATGTAAATATACGAAAAAAGCTTGGAATAACCAAGCTTTTAAGAATATTTATTTAGAATTTATTTATTTATTTGGAACACAATTTGGAACTTGCTTACCACCCTTATCTTTCATACCAATTTGTTGATATCCTTTCCAACAAGGTGATTCTTCTTTTACCACACTTTCTTTACTAATATTTTGTTTTTTGTAATTAGATAGTGTTTGTAATGCGTTTTTTAATCTTTGTTGAATAAGGTTTTTTTGTTCAGATGATTTGGTTGCTGCCATCTTATCTTTTAGTGCCTTAATTCTATTATTAAGGTTTTGTATTTTTTCACCAGTTGATTTTACAGGTTCTTCGTTAATATTTTCGTTTGAATCACCATATTCGTGATAGTTTCCAGATGCTTGAGAAATTAAGTTTTCTGCTTTAGCTATATGGTCTTGAATCCAAGCTGGGATTTGTTTTTCATCCTCACCCATTTTAGCTTTCAATTCAGTTGCCATCTTAATAATGGTATCCAATGAATTGTTTGCCATAGAAACTTCATGGTCTTCACCTTCACCTTCTTTAATGAATGCGTTTGCAAATGGATTAGAAACAACTTTACCCATTTCAAATTTACCAAATGCTTTTTGAGATATTAAACCACCTAAACGAATCATAATTATTTCTTTTTACCTAATCTTTCTTTCATTGTATCTACAGAGATATCAGCGATTTCATAGTAACGATTTAAGATGTGACCCATATCTTCATATAAAGAATGTAATCTTTCATCCATTGAGTTTGCTTCAACAGCGAACTTATCAAATGATTTACCTAACTTATCTAATTCCTGCATATTTCTTTTTACAGTCACTGCATCAAACCAATCACCACTCTCTCTTAATGTCATTTCCTTTGCAGCCTCAACAATAGCACCTAAAGTATTTGCAACTTCAGTCAAATCAGATTGTCTTCTCATTTGGTCTTGGAAAGTATTATAAGTAGAAATTATTTCTAAGAAGTGTTTTTTAACTTCGTTTGATAGTTTTCTATCTTCTAAGTTTTCAGCTAAACTGAATTTACCATTTACTATCTTTACTTCTTTCAAGTTAGTTTTACGGATATCATTGTATGCCTTAGCTACAGTTGTTCCTTTTGGTGCATCAACTTTTAAGGTTATCTTATTGTTGTGTACGAAATCGTATATATCAAAGTTCTTTGCCATTATTATGCTATTTCAGTTATTATTTCTCTCATTAAGTCTTGTGCTTTACAGAATTCTCCGCAAACATCAGTTCCGATTTGTTGTAAACCTCTATTAACCGATTCGTTTACAGGTACCATAAATGCACCGTGTGTAGATGGGTTAGATACGAAATCCCAACCAATCAATTCAAAATCTTCTTGTACCTCTACTTTGTTTCCAGATAAGTTACGAGTAGAACCCATTCCTCTAGATGAAATACCCAATAGGATACCTGCTTTTAATAATTCTTTTAAGATGTTACCAGATGGAGTAGAAAGTACTTCAACAGTTCCACATAAATCATCACCTTCCCAATGAATCTCTCTAATATTGTGAGAAACATTCTTTAAGTTAATTACAGTAGAATCCGGATGGTCTAATTCACCCAATGCTCTACGCTCTTTGATGAATACCTCATACTTCTTAGCTTCTCTCATTAGGATTTCTCTAGGATAGATTCTTCCATTTTGATTTTCAGCACCAGCTCTTTGTAGAATACCTTTAACAATGGTTCTTCCACCTTCGTCTTCTTGTACTTTACCTTCGAATAATTTTGTTTCTATTAAAAGATTCTTCATTCTATATTCTTATTTTTTAGATTCCATTTTGCTTCTAATCTTATTAGCAATAGTACCTAATTGAGATTTATCTATACCCAAACTATCAATAACTTGCGCAACTAATTGTAATTTTGCATTATTATTTAATTTAGCATCTTTAATTTTATCAATGGCCATCCCTAATTTTATTTTTACAGCAGATGGGATAGTTGCAGATGGTAATTCAGCTGATATATCTTCGGTTTTACTTGCTCTTAAATCTGCTAAATCATCTCCTTCAATATCACCATCCTTATCAACATCTAATTCTTTTTGACCACCAACCAATTCTTCATTCTTCTCACCCTTACCATTCCAAGCAGAATCAATTTTATTAAAGAAAGATTTCTTTTCTTCGTCTGACATTGCATTAATATCTTTACCTGCTTTATCTAAAGCTTTTTGAAAGAATGCCTGATATTCAGATTCTTCTGTCATTACTTCTTTAACTAATTCTTTTAGTCTTGATTTTGTAATTGATGTGTTCATATTATAGTGTTCTAATTTTTTCTGAAAGATTCATTAATCTCTCTTTTATTTTATGTAAACTTTTATGTGTTCTTTTATAGTAATCATCCCTCTTAACTCCATTTTCGTTTTTAATCTTAGAGTACCAATTAACAAACTTTTCTACTTCACCCAATTGATGTTTGATACTCGTCATACCTTTACTCATTTTAGCTTTAGGTGAAGAATCTCCGTTTTTAATTTCTAACCAACGATTTTCATTTAAACTAGCTTCATCATCAGCCGATGCTAATATCATACCACTTTTATCTGCAATTTCACCAGAATCACTACAATCAGTTGCAGTTGGTTTTATTGTTAATGCGTTTTTAGAGTTAGCAGGAACATCGTTTTTCAACCAATCCTTAGCTTCTTCTAAATCATCTACAACTTCACCACCAGTTATATTTGCCAATCTTTTATTTTTCTTTCCAGTTTGACCAGGTTTAGCGAATGCGTTTGGAGTATCGTATCCAGCAACTGCACCAGTTCCAGTCATTTCTTCCAATTCCTTTTCGTCTTGGATTTCTTTAACTATACCTCTGATTATTTCTTTTAGTCTATTTGACATTTACCTTTGATTTTAATTCTTTGATTAACTCATAAGAAAGCATGATAGATGAAACATTATTATCAGTTACAGTTTTACCAATTTTCATTTTTTCTAAAACAGAAATAGTTTCTGCCAATTTAATTGTAGTTACTTTATCTGATATTTTAGACTTGATGGATTTTAGTTCTTTCACAATCTGTGGAAGTTCTACCGCTAAATAATCTTTAAATTTAGATGTATTAGACATGTTATTAATATATTCTTTTAACAATCCCTTTTGTTTTTCATCTAAATTTGTGTATTTTTTATTGAAAGTCTCAACAAGAATCTTATAGGTTAATAATCGTAGGTCTTTATCTTGTTTTTTGTAGGTTTCAATCAATTTAGTATCATCCGTTTTGTTAGCTTTAACTACGGTTGGTCTTGAGATGATATTTTCAATCAATGTAATCTTTGAATTGAATATATCCTTAATATCGTAGTTTTCGGACTTCTTAGATTCAAATACTTTATATATTGAAGCTAATACTTTATAGTTAGTTATAGGAGAAGATAGAAATTGCTCTAATTCAAACTTTTCATTAATTTGTTTAATAAGATTATACTTCTCTTTTACAAGTTTAGTCTCATTTAATTTACTATGAGCCTGTGATACAGTATCAACAAACATTTCGGCTTTTGATTCCGAATTGTATTTTTCTTTTAATAACAAATCGTAAAGGCGTAATTCTTTATTTAATTCAGTCCCAGCTGCAAAGAATTCCTTTACTATATGTTTTGCGTTCTCCGTTTTGTCCCCATTAAGAACTTCTAATGTTATTTGTCTTACTAATAATTCAAATAACACTCCAGTGTTCTTAACTTTGGAATGTTTTATTTTTTTCATTTATTTACCCTATAATTTAACCTATTGTCCATAAACTAACACATATAAATATAAACTTTTTAATGTTTATTAAAATTTGGTGTCATCTAATAGATTATTTTCATCTAAAAGGTCAGATTTTTGTGTTTTTTCACTTAAAATCTTCTTTTTTGCCGAAAGTCCATTAATATATTCACGTGCTATTTTCTTGTTTGATTCGTTTGTACGAGTTTCTCTTTTTCTTTCTTTCTCGTTTTCTTTATTACCCAGTGGGTCTCTACCATATGGATGCTTATCTTTACCATATGTATTTCCTTCTCTTGGTCTACCACCTTTATTATCAACAATCTCCTGCTTCATCTTTTGGATTTCTTCTTCTACGTTTTGTTGTTCTGGTGGATTTGCTGGGTCTTGTCCTTGTTGTTCAATTGAGTTATATCTGAATCTATCTTTAAGGTCTAATACCATCTTAGCTCTTTCCATGTCCATCTCATCTTCACTCATACCAAATACATTATGGTAAACCCAATCAGTAGATAACATATTCAACCCTTTCATATCAGTTGCTAATCTAACTTTCTCACTCCAAAGATTTACTTTCTCTTGCTCATATATTGTAGAAGCGTTGGTTAAAGTAAGTTGGAAGTTTGTCATTTCAGAATCATCAATACCTTGTCCAGCTAAGTGTACAATTGCTACCTTATATAATTCACTAACAATTGTTCTTTGAATTCTTTCGATTGTTCTAGCAAAACGAACATCTTGTGCTGCTAAAGTTGCTTTACCATTCACATCTTCCTCATATCCTAAAAATGCTTTAGGTATTTTAAGTGCTGCAAATAATTTAGCTTTTAAATAATCAATATCCTCTACTGCCGAATATTCTAATCCAGCTAAGTTTTCAATAGCAGTACCACTATCTCCACCTCTAACGGGTAAGAAGAAATCTTCAGTAAGGTTTTGAATATTGTATTTTAAGTTGTAATCTCCTGTATTTTTATCAACGAATGGAGTTTTCTTCATTTTGTTGATAATCTTTTGCATATAGTTATCAACTTCATTAGGGTTGATGTTACCAATATCAATTTTGAATATTCTCTTTTCAGGAGCTCTCATAATACGATGGATTAACATCGCATCTTCCATTAATTGTAATTGTTTCCAAACTCTACGGCCGTTTTCAATCATAGCCTTACCATATGGTAGGAAGTTTGTATCCGAAAGTAAACGGAAGTGAGCCATTTCATAGTTCTCATATTCCTTTTTACCAAATCTGTCTAATTCAACTTTAAACTTAACATAGTTTTGATTCATTGGGTCAGTACCTTCCAATCTTTCCGTATTATATACAGAGTATGGAGTTACATTAATAATACCCTTACCTTCTGCCATTTCTAATGCTAAAAAGAAATCACCATATTTTACTAAGTTTCTAGTCCAAGGCCAAAGGTTAAATTCTATGTTTATAATATCATAAAATAAGTTATGTAGTATTGCACTTACATTTTCATTTGATGATTTGATTGTTAATATATCACCATATTCATTCTTTGTTGTAGATTCATCTGAATAGATATCTAATGCCGATGCGATAATAGGGTCGTTATCCATAGCATCATAATCTCTGAATAACTCTCTACGAACCTGATGGTATGCCATTGATTGTGCACCCTGATTTGTTTCGTAGTATGACCTTTGTAATTTTGTATATCTATCTCTAAGATTTACAAAATTTGTATTCATTTGTTTTTCATCCGTATCAACAACTCTACGCTTACCGTCTTTATCAACGGTAACAATAGCATTTGTTGAAAATAATTTCTTTAGTCTACCAAAAAAACTTTTACTATCATCTAATTCTTGTTCTGCCATAATTTATTTTATCAGTTTTCTATTTTGACATTCTATAACATAAATATCGTAAAATGTCAAAACACTACAACCATTGTGATAAATCTTCAAATCCATCACCAACTCTCATTTTCCAAGGGTTATCATTCATAGTATCATTACCACCATAAATTCCTTGAGATGTATTTGATGTGATACCACTTACCGCTTGTTTGGTTAAATCTATACCTTCTTGTCTTAAACGAAGTGCCGTATCTCTAACCCATAACCCAATTGATATAGCCATAACTAAGTCATCATTATAACCCTTCATAGCTTCTGCTCTACCATTCATATAAATAAATGTAAATAGTTCATCTATCAAACGATTAGAACGAATTATAATTGATTTCTCTCTAAAGTAATCAGTTAGTTTAGATATGATTAAAGGTCTAGTTTTAGAAGTAGTTGAAAAACCAGCTACCAATCCTTTATCCTCTGCTCTATATCTATTTGTCATCTGATTCTCTACGTCAATGTATTTCAAATCCTTACTCATATAGAATAAGTTTTTATAATCTCTATCAATTACTTGCTGGATTGTTGCCCAACCAATGTTTGCATTCTCTATTACAAGAAGTGCATCGTTATATTCAGTTGAAAGTGCTACTAAGAAGTTTCCAAAATCTTTTGTATCAACTTTACCTTTGTATTCAGCTACTTGAACCGAATTAACTATATCAATTACATGACAAGTAGAATAATCTGCTCCATCACCTCTGGCCACATCGGCTACTACCATATAGGATTTAGAATAATCGGGATGTTCCCATTTCCAAAGATTTCCATCAAATCCACCTTTCTCTATTGGGTCTTGAATATATGTTTCTTTATAAAACATTAGGGTTTCGGGTTCAACTACAGTTTCACCAGAAGATACAAAATCACAATCACATTCTTGTGCTGCTTTCTTTACACCTAATAGTTTTTCTTGCTCATCTCTCCATTTCTGGTCTCTTTCCGGATGCACTGTCCAATGTAATCTGATTGTATTGAATGGGTTTCTACTTTCCTCAGCTCCTAACCAAGTTTGGTGAAACCAATTACCCACACCATTAGGAGTAGATAGTGCAATACAACTACCACCCGTTGAAAGGGTAGATTGTGCTGATACCCAAATCTCATCAATATCATCAATGAAAGCGGCCTCATCAAATATAAGAAGTGATAAGGCTTCAGAACGTCCTGCATCAGGAGAAGAAGCAATAGCCTTAATTTGAGAACCATTTTGCAAACGAAGGGAAAGCTTGTTATCTTCCATAGAACCTCCCTTAAGCCATGTTGGGAGTAAATCATGCATTACTCTTACTTTAGTTACTAAGTTCTTTGCTACCTCCTGTTTTGTTGCAATTACCAACACATTAAAATCCGTATTGAATATCATTTTCCAAAGTGAAAATCCAGCACAAAGTGTTGATATGCCAGTTTGACGTGATTTTAGAACTACGTTAAATCTATTATCTTTAAATTGAGTTAAAGTTTTTTCCTGAAATGGAAATAATTGAAAAGGTATCTTACCCCTAACAGGATGCTGAATCATACAATACTTTTTCATAAAATGTATCGGGTCTACCGCACATTTTTTGTACTCTTCTGCAATAATCTCTTTTAACGATTTTTTTTGTGTTATACCAGTACTCATATTAATCTTTAAGTGGTCTTACTAAATCGTAATTTTTATCTTTTAATTTTGTGTAAGCCTCATTTCTTAATTTTGTAACTAGTTCTATTTCTTTTTCAAAATTAACAATATCCGTCATTATTTCTGCTTTCAATTCATTAACATCTCTTTCCATACTCCAAGTTTCAATTTTACCATCTTCTTGAACTACTTCATAAGTTTGTTTTGCATCATCATACGCTTGTTGAAATTGTGCAATTACATCTTTACCATGTGCAATCATATTAGAATACATTTTATAATCTTCATATTCTTTCCACAATCCATCTACTTTAATTTGAGATTCTCTTAATGTAAGACAGTGTAAACAATATCCAGTTTTAGATATTAATTTTTTATCAACTCTACCTACTTTTATTGTTTTGCAATTATCAGATTTACAAGTATTCAATGAATCTAAATACGCTCTAACTTCAGCCATAGTATCACCCAATTCGGATGTTTCTATTTTACCAGCTTCCAATTGTTCCCAAGACCTACCATCGGTATCGGTCCATTTTTCACCAATTGTTCTTTTTACCTTTTCTTTATCTGCTCCAGAAAATGAAATAAATGATTCCTTTTCATATTCAGCCCCATGCATTACCATATCTACCAACTTTCGTCTAGTTGGATGCATGAATTTTTTATTGAATTCTCTTGCCATATTACTTACGATATATTTGTATATATAAGTATATCAAAATAAAGAAAACGATTATTTATCAAAGAAAATACCTAAAATTTGATTTAGGGGTGCGAATGCGCCTGTTAATTTGTAAGTGTTACCTCCATAGACAAATACAATACCCTCATTTGGTACAATCTTTTCGAATCCACCCAAAGCATTTAATCTTTGTAATTCTAATTTTAATTTTGCAATCTTCTTAGGGTCACCACTTGCTTTTACTTGGGATATTGTTGTTTCTAAACGTGCTACCATTTGTCTTTTAGCACTATCAGGATTTGCAGTAAGTACCGATTCCATAAACGATAATACATCCGCACCAACTCCTAAGAATATCTCCTCAAATCTCATTAGATTTTGCTTTGATATCTTTTGTTGGTCTTGCTTATCGGTTTGTTCAGCCCATGCTCTTAATTTGTCATCAGTTATTTCTGCTATACGGAAACCTTTGTCCCCAAAAGCCCATCTTTTAATTAATCCTATTTTTTGTTGATAATCTAACTTCTTAGCTTTCTTTTCTACGAAATCAGTCCACCATGATTGATGATAATCCGCCACACCATCACTATCTGCTAACTTAAACTCATTTTGAAGTTTAGTAATCATTCCTAAATACTTTCCTTGCAATTTAGAAAGGTGTTCTGATTTAGGAAGTTTATTAATTGGAGGGCCCTGTATTGTGTACTTAGATTGAACGTGTGCATTTACTTGCTTAATCATTCCACCCAATATAGATGCCGCTTGTTGGTTTTCACCTACAATAGTACCATCCATATCATAATCAAACGTACCATGAAATACTAATAGGGGTTGATTGTAGGGGATTACATTTACAGACGTTGGATATATTACTTCTAAGTTCATAAACGAACTACCATCCTTAAAAACCTTCTTACGTTGAGGTTCAGATAGGGCTGCTATTGCTGCGGATAAATCTTTCATAGCGAAATTATATGCATCGGTTAATCCACCTCTACCGGCAAACTTATCTGCTACTTGTCCTATTGTCATAGCGCCAGTTCCTTTGTTCTTTAGGTGTGATTTGTTACGAGCTGCAACTAATCTACCATTTACCCAACTAACTGCCAATGCTTGTCCATCAGTCTTCTCTCTTGCTAATTCTAAATCACCATTAAGAGCTCTTACCACAATTTGTTTTAAATCACCAAAGGTAAGATTCATCTCAATATCAAATGGATGGTTCATATGACCATACGCACCACCTTCAGTTAATAAAGATTCTTTAAGAAAATCAATTGGGGATTTTAAATCATGCTTTAATATACGATTGTAATTATCAGTTGTATCTTTATGATTATCTATTGGTAATTTTTGGTCTACTGCTTTTTTCTTTTCTCTTTTAGATGGTATTTCATCAAAGAAATCCCAACCTTCCAAATTATCTAAATAGTATTTTTGCTTATCATAATCATCCCATGTACCATTCCATTGAGTACCAGTTGTTGCATTTCCATCATTATAGAAAGCACCATTACCACTTGCTTCAGCTATACTATCACCTTCAATACTTGATAACTTTTGATAATAATTTAAATCTTCCCATAAATGGTCCATTGCTATTTCGGCTGCATATCTAATATCAGATGTATGCTCCATTTCAACTCTAATACCATTTATCAATTTAGGTTTAATATATTCTGCTGCAAATTGCTTTGGTTCGTAATATCCTTTAGAATCCCACTTATTAGCCAAATCAATTAAAGTTTTACCATTTGCCAAACCACCAGGAATTTTATCTTCATCAATTTCTTCATAACCACTTATTCCTTTGTTGTTAAGTTTTTTACTAACCTTCTTAACATCATCAGCTTTTGGTGCTCCATTAATATATCCACCCGGCAAACTCAAACCCACACCAGCTCCACCCGGCAATCCCATCTCATCTAATATAGAATCAAAATCTTCAACTATTTCTTTAATATCTTCTTTTGAAATTATTGTATTTTTTTGATTATCAGGTAATTCCCAAAATCTTTTAGGTTTTTCTAATGGAGTATCTCTATTAGTTTCTTCCCAATCTTCAACTTTATGCGGGTCATCTGCTGGATTTAATGTACTTTGTGTTACGTTTTTAACTTTATAATACGCTTTTCTAAATTGAGTTTCGGTATCTTTTGATTTTCCTTTACCTCTCATATCATCGGCTTTTGGAGTATGTAATTGAGTATATCCACCTTGATTAAACCAAGGTTCTGGTTTTGTTGTATTTAATATTCTAGCTTTTCCATCAGGAATATATCCAGTATCAGGTTCACCAGGATCTGCACCGTATCCACCGAGATTAATTTCTTTTAGGTTTTCTTTTTTAGGAATTCTAAACGTTGCTACCTTTTTACCATTGATTGTTGGCATCCCCCAATCATCAGTTCCTATTGTTTTTACAACTACTTTTTTATTTTTAAATCTACCCATTAAAATAGTATCACCAATTTTTACGTTTAGTTTAATTTCTTCGTTAATACATTCTTTTAAACTCTTTAACTTAAGAGTAATTAATTTAAATATCTGAGAATCAAACTTTGGATATGCTTTTGTAAAGTTTTTCTTTCTATCATCCGAGCTACCAGCACTTAACCAATATCTAACATCAGTACCACTAATAGGATTTGATTGAGCAGGTGAAGCATACACATATCCTTTATCCAAATATCCTTTCTCTACTTTGCCTTTATATGGAGTAAAGTATTTACCACTTAAACGATTTTCATCCTTCTCTCCAACTACAACTATTAAACCAGTTGTATCAGATTCATACTTTTTTAGTATTTCTTCAGGCGCATATGGATTTTTAATATTGACAATTTTGTTTGATGGAATACCAAACATTGTTGTCATTATTACTTTCTTTTCCTTAAAATTAAATGGAGATTTCTTTGAATCGGTAACATTAGAAGTTCCGATATATACACTATCCTTACCGAATTTGCGTACTAAATTATCATAAGTTGCGTAGTGTCCTTTATGAAATGGTTGAAAACGACCCGAATAGACAACAACTACTTTGTCCATTTGAGCCGCTTCTCCCAATATTGTTTCTCTTAAAAAGTTTGATAATTCGTTCATTATATAGTTCTTGCTATATAAATATTCGATATTATTGTTTTACTACTTTCATTCCGCTTCCAGAAGATTGTTGTGCTTGCTGTTCAGCTTGTTGTTTTCTAGTTGGTGCACCTGGTTGATATTGAATTGTACCGTCTTGTAAGTTAATTCTACCTTGTGGGTATCTATCATCCAAAGCCTCAATGATTTCTTTCAATTGAAAATTAATAGATTTAAACTCATCTTCACCTTTTTGCAAAACATCATCCAATCCGGTTAATTCATCTTGGATTTCTTTTTTTCTAAGATAGATTTGTCCAAATTCATTAATGATACCTGCAGATTTTTGATTTAAATCTTTAATACTTTCTAGCACATTTTCGTCTAATTTAACGATTTCAATCTCAACTGTTGTTTTTTGTGGAATGTTATCTAATCCTGCCATAATTTTGTTTTTTATTGTTTATATATATAAGTATATTGTTTTTTATTTTTTATAAGAATTTTTCCAATTCTTTTATTACCATTTCTGATGTTATTGAGTTTGTACACTCAAATTGTCTATCAGTTCCCTTATGGTCCGGACACCAATTCCAATCACCAGGATCCAATCTAAGTCTATTAAAACATCCCTCACATTTACCTTTTGGTGCTGCTACTCTATAACAATCTTTCATCTCGGCCCAATCGTATGAGAATCCACTAATCAATACAGTTGGAACATTTAAACTCCAACTCAACCAACTCAATCCACTACCAATACCAATAAATGCTTTTGATTTTAACATTTCATCCATTACCAATTCTAATGGTCCATTGGGATGTTGTACAATTCCGTTTGGTAATTTATTTCCCATATAATCATCACCCTCTCTCGAAAGTAATTTTACAACATACCCACGTTCCTTTAACCAATTAACAACATCTTGCCATCCTGTTGGGTTATTCCAAAATTTAGATTGAGCGGTCCCAAATATACCAATACAAACTTGTTTAAGATTTGGGTCTATTTTTATATTTCGTTTTTTTATTTTAGTTCTAACTTCTATGAAATCCAATCCCAATATATCGGAACACATTTTTTGCATTGTTTGTGTTTTAGGGTCTATTGGATTTTTCATTAAATTTATAGAACTATCATCATTGTAAAATAATCCAACACAATACATCGCGTAAAGATTTTCAACAGGAGTTCCTGGTGATACAAATGTTACATTGGGATATTGTTGTATAAACATATCGTTCATAAATGTTGAAGTTGTTACTTCACATTCGTGTTTTTTTCTAAATTCTTCAACATACGCTACCCATGCCAAAGAATCCCCTAATGCCTTTGAATCCATTGCTATATAAACACGCTTACCTTTTGCATTATAAATGTACTCATACCATAATTTATCATTTTCATAAATTTTTATTTTCCATTCTACAAAATATTCAATATTTGATTTACACCAACAATTGTTTTTTATAGTTGCTGCATAATGTATTTTATTGGTTTTATTATCTATAAATTCAACTTTATATTCCGAAGCCTTACTTCCTTTTATTTCTACATACGGTCCTTTAACAAAATGAACTATCACTTTGTTTTGTACCTCAACTATATTATTTTTGTTCTTTTTTAAATTATCGTATATCATTAACTCCAAGTTTTAACTGTTAAATCCAATAAAGAGAATCCCTCTGCTTGCTTACTATACATTTTGTTTGTTGTATATCTTGGTCTTGGGTGATTGATAAATACATGATTAAACCACAAATCACCAACATCCCAACCACAATCTTTTAATCTATCGGCCCACCATTGTTTTTCTCTATTTGGAATTAAATAACAATGTGCAAGGTCTTGATTCGCTGCTGTCTTTGAAAACAACTCATCAATTTTTGTTTTTTCTCTTGATGGGTTATCTGCAAATGAAATAAATGGAACATTATCTCTTTCTGATAAGAAACATGCTTTATGTACTATTTCAACAAATTCTTCCAAACCCGTATAGATAAATGCATCTGCTTCAAATACTAAAGTGTAATCAAATTTTTCAGTATCCATAGTTTCCAATGCCATTCTATGTGCTAAGTAGCAACCATAGTGTCTACCAGTCATCCATCCTAAACCTGCACCAGGGTATAACTCACCCGGCTTATTATCTTTACTTATATGTTCTGGCCTTCTACAATTTTCAGCTGGTGCAAATCCCTCGTATGGTTGATTTACAATCGGTTCGTAATACATTCCATATTTTTCCAATTGTTTAATAGATTGAATAGATACTCTTTCTCTCATATCATTGGGTCTAGTCAACATATGTTTTATTTGAATACGAGGTTTTTTACGATACCAAGTTCTAAATCCTCTATTGAATTGTTTATAAAAGTATTCATCCGCTGCTTGGGTAACTCCAGGAAAGAAAGTTCCTCCATAATCATCACCACTAATAACACCACCTGGTTTTACTTTTTTGTACCAAACATTAATATCATTTTTTACATCTTCGTAACTATGTCCAGCATCTAACATTATATAATTTATACTATTGTTTGAAAAGTTATTAGATGCATTATGAGATGTGTCTTTTATAATATCGAATGAGCCGTAATTATTTGATAGGACTGTGTTATCTATGAACTCATAAAATATATCTCCACTAAAACTATCTACTATATTTTTATGCAATGTTTCATTATCAGTTCCTTTGAATGTATCTATGGTTGTAAATTTTATATCTTTACCAGATTCTTTAATCTTACTTGCCATATAATTTGTAGACTTACCAAACCAAGTTCCTACTTCAACAAATGTATCTTCGTTATTTAATAAAGTAACTACATCGTTATATATATCTTCGTATGAAAACCAACCAGGTATTTCATTAAATTGCGGTTGTAGTTTTTCTAATATAATTCTTTTAATTAATTTTAAATCGTCATCAATATAAGTTACCAATGGATTATTATCATATGTATCCAAATATGTATGCAATTTTCTAAATATACAAGGAAGTTTATATGAAAGTGCTTCTTTTATTGAAAGTGGATTTAATTCTAGTTTAGATGCAAAATAAAACATATCTACTGCAGAATAAAATGTATCCACATCGGTTCGTTCTCCCCATATTACACAATTTTCAGGAACATGCTCCATCAATGGGCCCCAATAATGTTCAAAATTTCCGGCCTGATTTCCTACGAAGTGAAATTTAATTTTATATTTTTGTAGTTGAGTTGCTATTGCAAATATTTCTCCTTGATTTTTACCTGGTGCAAATAACCCAACATTAAGTACATGCTTCCAAGTTGGGTCTAATCCTAATTCCTTTTGTGCAGCCTCTTTATCAAATACATAATCTTCAATAGGATATTGCCATATGTCGGTTTCTACTCCAGTTTCAATAAATCTCTGTCTACTCCATTCTGATACTAAAATGTATTTATCAGGATGGTAAGATATTTCAGATGGGTTAGTTAATGAACCATGTGTAGATGCTACAATAAAATATGACCTATTTTTTTCAAATATTTTATCTAATACAAATGGAGCTAAATCAAATTCTGGTATTTCTTGAAAATGTATAATATCAGGATTAAATTTCTGAATTATCTCTAGTATCGTAGATTTATCATCCCCCAATGTATGTATAGGTACTAACGATTTGATTCTATTTTTTTGAACAACAAACGCATCACCACCGCTATTGTTTATTTCAACAACTTCAATCTCAAAATCTTTTATGAATTCTTTTACCTGCTTATATAGGTATTGTGGTTGTCCTCCGGTAGATAAATGGGGAGCAACATAGAGTAACTTCTTTTTTAACATATTTTTATTAATTGTAACAAAGATACGAAATTATATTGAAAGCACCAAATTTATTTATTCTGCAGATTCAAATAAAACAACACCTTCTTGCAAATCAACTTCTCCCTTTGGATATAAGTTTTCCAAATCTTTGATAACTTGATTAAATTCCAATCCAATTTTGTCAGATTCGGTTTCTATATTTTCCTTAACAGATTCCAATTTTTTAATTTCCAATTGCAATTCTCTAATTCTTAAATGAATTTGTCCTAAATTTAATATCAATTCGTTTGCTTGAGTTTGGTATGATATTAGAGTATCTAATGTTTCCTTTGGTAATTGTTCGGTCTTTTGTGCCATGAGTTAGTATTTATATATAAGTATATATTTTTAATTTTTTTATACTGGAATACTAATATACTAAAGTGGAGGAGTTGGAAATACATATGGAATTGTTTCCGGTATATCCCTTAATTGTTGTCTATAAACCGCCCATTCTTCCTGCTTTTCAGATGTTAGTGGATTATTTGGCAATTGTGTCCAATCCGATTGGTTAAGTAAATTGTTTCTATTACTTTTAACTATTGCCAATTCGTTAGCATCTATTTCTTCTTGTATAAGTGGAGTATGTGTGTGCACTCCATCTATTAATTTATATCTACCAGTAGTAGCTTCTTTCCATTGCTCTTCTGTCAATTCTACATTTGGTGTTGGTATGTTATCACCATGTATTTCTTCAGTATAGAATCCGGTATAATCACCTGTCTCATTAAATGTTGCGTAGTAAATCATATATTTTTATTTTTTTAAGCTCCAATTGCCGACCACCATCCACCTACTGCATCAAATACTGCGCTAAATCCTGCTGTTGTTAGACTACCAGCATGATTATATCCATTTGCTCCCGAATTGAGTCTGTTTGTTGTTACATGTACTGAATAAACAGCATTAGGGAACGTTATTGGAAATACCACAGGTGTTGCTGTTGTAGTGTAGGCTTGGTATCCCCATTGTAATATAATTCCATTTGTTAAATATGTATATCCGTTCGTGGCTGCAACGTATGGAGTTCCATAGTAATGCGCAGAATACATATAATCATACTTTTCATAAGATGAACCAACCGTTCGTCCAGTATCATTTGGTAGTATATTATCCGTTCTGATATTTCCACCGAATACCTTAAGTAAATCCCCAACAGCCGCTCCCGTAGCTCTTCTTGGTATTCTAACATATTTATCCGAATCCGATATTACTTGCAAACCACCTGCATTAATTTCAACAAAGTTGGCTGGAGCTAGTATTGACATTGTATCACCGAGTGCTGTCATTGTACTAAACGCATTAAACGTCCAATTTGAAACTGAAGTGCTATAACTATCGACAGTCGCTCCTAAACTTACCGCGGTGCCCGCTGCTGCGTAAAAATAAAATGCATATCTAAATCTTATCAATCCTGTAGCACTTAAGAATATATTGGTTGTAATTTCTCCACCGGTAAATGGATACGAAACTGCAGATATTGTATTTGCAGGGGTAAGTGCCCAATAACTAGGATTGTGTGATATTATATCATTTGAAATGTAGTTATGTGCAACAGGTACAACAAACGTATATACAGTTTGAACACTTTCAATAATTTCAACATTATCTACAATTACTAATTTTATAGTATTGCCATCTTTTATATTTATTTTACTTTCACCCGGTATTAAATCACTTACTTTTATTTCTGCATTACCGTCTAGCCAAAATCCATGTGTTTCGGAAACTTTCACTTCCTTACCGCCAGCTGATACTTTGAATATTTTATTAACAGTTCTGGTTTTGATATTTTCTATTTTGTATTTTTTAAACGAACTATGCCAATCCCACGCCGTAATAATTTGTCCTACGATAACATCTTTTGCGTAAATACTTTCACCAAATTCATTTATAATTAAAGTATCACCCGTAACGGAGTAAAAATCTTCTATATAATAGTTACCCTCATCATACTCTCCGGTTGAACTGGAATTACCAATATACGACTGCCCTATTACACTATCATCACTAACCTTAACAGCTTCTAAATACAAATACGCAACCGCTGTTTGTGGACTAGAGTATCCTCCGTGTTTTTGCTCTGAGTATTGAGGGAAGTACGATGGAAAGGTGGTGGTATGTGATATTGAATTCGGTGGTGTTTCTACTTCGAAAGTAGGTATATTCGCAGTTACTTGTACAAATCCAAGTTCTGTAACGTTATATCTACCTAAATTATTTACGCCATCCGATACACTACCGGAAGTTGTATATGCCGAATATTTTACTTCTTGAGTAGTATAGCCCGCTGTGGTTGTTATAGATGGAGTTGGTAATGTATATGAACCAGTAAGATATAATATTATAGGTGTAGCACTTGGAGATGATAATGCTTTTACAGGAGAAATACTTACTTTTTTTACCCTACCAGCACCACTACCAGTATAAAATTGTATTTCAGGAATATTTGGGTCAAGTATTATTTGAGAATCAGTATCTCTTAATGCTCTTGTAGTAGCATCAATAACCCAATCCCCAATTTGTCCGTCCGTTGCGTTTATTGAACCTGTGATTTCAAAATTAGTACCATCAAATTTTATTTGATTTCCAGTAGGGTCTCCAAATCTAGCCCTTCCAGTTTTATCCATAAAAAATCCAGCTCCTGCATTAAATGCAGTTGCATCGACGGAACGTATTATACCAATACCATCATCATCACTACCCATAACTAATGCTCTTGTAATAGTTGCATCCTGTGATAATAATACATCGGTTGCTACTGAACTAAATGTTGCTCCAAATGATTCCCAATATGTTGCATAATCAACACCAGTAATTGGTTTAGTTGAAACACCCCCACTACCTACTGCGGTTGTGTGATTTACCTTACATAAATAATATGCACCATCACTTCCTTTTACAACATCACGTCTTGTCGCAGCTGCAGGTGATGCTGGTTCTCTGAAATATTGTTTAGCAGTAGTTCCATCGGATTCAAATTGAGCCCACGGTCCTCTATAAACTACACCAGGACCGGGTCCACCAGTAGCACCGAGAGCTCCTGAAGTTCCAGATGTTCCTGCTGAGGCCGCAATTGCCCAAGGACCAGAACCGGGATATCCAGTTAATGCATTTGTATCGTTTGTTGCAATGTTTTGATAATTTTGTGCTTGCGCCGATGTACATCTCCAACTTTGTCCTCCGTATGAAACTATATCATTTGTGTAATAAGTATCTCCAGATGTCCAAGCTCCCCTTAACGAACCCTCACTAACACCCGGTTGAATTTGTCTAATTGCCCCTATAATAGTTAAAACATCACCATCCCAAGACATTCCCTTTCCAGAAGTAGAAGTAGTTTTTATTGAGAATCTACCAGTTGTACCGAAAGAACCATTTTCATACATTCCTAAAAATATACCAGGCTTATCATATCCGATAACACCAGATCCAGTGGTTGATGTACCAGATGTACCAGCCGTTCCAGCAGTACTACCAACTTGCCCTAAAGCAATATATGGGTCCGGTCTTCCTCCGTTTATTACAATATTAGCAAAATCACCACTGGTATCCTTAGTACCAACGTTTATAGAATTCTTAACATATGATTTTTCAAATATTGCCAACTTAGCTGCCACAAAGAAATCTTGCGTTCCCAAATATCTCCAATATGCTACTGGTGGTACTTGTGTTGTACTTGGTGTTGGTGCTTGTGCTAGTACATTAAAAGTAAAACCTGCAGGTGGCGATACTCCTCTATAAAAAGTTGATGTAGTTGGATTTACCCAAGTGTTTGGGCCAGACCCACTAATTGCTGCATAATATTTTGTATCATCTGAAGTGGCTTGGTAAGTAACAACATCCAATCTATCATTTATGTTTTCAACTGAACCATAATAATCTTTAGTTGCATCCCACTCACCTCTCATAACAAGACCCGGGCCTACATTACCTTCATATTGAATTGATAGGGATTGTGTTTTATAAAAAGTTTGCCTACCTTCACAATTAATTTCATAAACTATTTGCGCACTTGGATTTGAAGCCGGTGTAGCCCAACCTATAATATCTCCCATTGTTGCGGGTGCACCAGGAACAGGGTTACCTCCAGTTAAAGTTCCGGCTAAAGTAATTATACCCGATGAATATGAGTCTATACTAATTCTACATTTATCTTTATATCCATAATTTCCGTATGCATCAAGATCAGGACCTGGTACCAATGGATTATAATTCGTATTCACCAATTCAGTGCCTCCTCTATAAACTCTAATTTGTGTACCAGTTCCAGCAAATGATAACGTACCCGCTACTTTATAAACTGCGGATGAATTTTCATTAGTCATCTTTACATCATACGGAGGTGGTGGTGTAAATTGAACAGATATTGATTGAGTTACAAATTGAGTTTGTCTAGCTAACGGTCTTACCAATGGGTCAGTTGTAGATGAATCTCCTTCAAAATCTACTCTATATACAATTTTTCCAGATGTATTTGTAGCTGGCGTAGTCCAACTAATTATATCTCCAATTGAAGCGGGGTTTGATAATGCTGTGAGCTTTGGAGGCGTTCCTCCAGTTAATCCAATCCAATTATCTTTATAAACTATCGATGCGGATGAATACCCTAATACCCCAATCGGATTCCCCTCAAAGTCTAAATTTTCATCAAATAAATTGGCTTGTGGTAATGCACTAGTTTCATTTATTAATTGTTGAGTACCATTAAATGTGGTGATTTTCATACCGGTATTAGAAAATATAGTAGGTCCCCATAAATCAGCGGTTATAGCAGTGCTTTCATTTGATGCTACTAGCTTGTATGAGTCTGCACCGGCTTTTACACCACTTATCGTTAATTGAGCTTCTGCCCTATATGGATTTACAGTTGGAGATGTGTATGGATTTCCATCAGTAATTTTAACTTTAAATGTTTTTATTGAACCGGGTGCTACATCCTCAAAGTTTACATCTGGTAATGTAAATGTTACAGGATTTCCCGCGCCGGGTATTGGTGCGGATTCACCACTTTCAGAACCATCCTGCGCTATTTCCGATATTACAATATATACCTTATCAGCCGATGCGGTTGTATTAAATGCAGTTGCTGATAATATAATTGGCGATTGCGATGCTAACGATACTCTACCATTTCTATCATAGTTTACTGTATATGCGGATGCTTTGAAATCTACACTACGAGCTTTAGGTGGTGTTACATTTTTTGTAAATGTTTGCGTACGAGTAAAAATAGATGAAGTAGGTTGATGCCCAGCACCCAATGCGTAAGGATATACTTGAAGTGTATAAAGTGCACTTGCAGAAACAAATGGATAATCAAATCGATTATAAGTTACAGTTCCTGTTAATCCAGATAAAGATGAAGATGCTATTTTTGTAACTTGAATAGCATTTGCAGCTATTGAATTAATTGTGTATGTACCTTTTCTAGTATCGGCGTTTGCAAAAGATTCAGTTGTTGTTAATTTTAAAAAATCATCTCCGTCTTTTACTTGTATCGTTGTATTTGCTGCGGAGTATCCACCTGGTGTAATGTATCCAACTTCATCTGCTGTTAATGCTACCGATGTGGGTGATATTATTATTTGAATTGGCGGAGCTCCTTCTAATATCTTTGTATAGTTTACAAATACACTAGCGCTATAAATCGAAGATGTAAAGTATGGATGTATAATTAAGGGATACTCAATACTTCCACTTAAATCTGTCATATTTGATGAAGCACTTACTATTAAAGATGCAGTATATGGTACTAAAAATGATGAAGTAAATTGAACATTACCGGCCGTAACATTGGTATCTATTATAGATGCCGTTGCTATATAGAATGTACCATGAGTATTTAAGTTATCCAACACATGTGCACTTGAACTAAACGCAAGATATTTAGAACCTTGCTTTAATCTAATATCGGTTATAGATGGTCTGTAATCATTTACAATCCCTCTTGAATTTGCGCCAAGAACTACTGATATTGGACTTACTTCAAATACAATACTTTCATCTCCTTGCTTACCTTCCGGTACAATTGTAAATGTTTTATCAATACTAACGGATGCCGATGTCCAAGGTTCAGTATATGTAAATGTTAGTGTTAAATTTTTAGTTTGATTTAAAGGACTTCTAACATAGAATGATTCAACTCCTTCTGGCTTTTGTGAAGGTATTAAAATTTTATTATCATCTTTAGCAACAACAGTAATTGTTGGGTCTAAACTTTGAGTCATATAATACATCCAATATTCAGGAACCCAATCTCTATTTATTGACATTGATGGGTATACTTGAAATGATGCTGTTACTGCGTCGATTTCAGCTGCAGCCGTTCCTCTTTTTGCAAATGATGCAGTTGCAAATCCAAATACTGGTTTAAATAATTTATCTGTTCTTGGATTTATTGTAAATGAATCTGCGTTATAAATTACAACACCACTATCCAATCCATCTTGTAAATCTTCTAATATTTGTGATGCAACAACGGATGCTGATGCTATATATGCCGGACTAGATGCAGCGGATGCGGATGATATCAAATATATCGTTCTTCTAAAATCTATCGAATCTCTATTGAATATTGCGTTATAATTAATTTCACCACTACCCAAAGAACCAGTTATCAATCCTCTAACATACCCACTAGAAGATGCGTATGATAAATTTACAAATTTCTCAGCTCCATCAGCCGAACGAGATATGATGTGTAATTGTTTATCAGGCCAACCTTTTTCTGGTTTGGTTAAACTACTCAATTGAATATCATTTACACCATCTATTCGTATAGCCTGAATCTCTAAAGATGATGTACTACTATTTCTAATCTGAGTACCTCTATACGGTCTAATCAAATAGTTTACCCCACCAAATCCGTCTAATACTTTAGTGAATATAACAGTATCAGTATATCCTTCAACTTCTCCAGTAATTTTTACAATTTGTACTAACTTATCGCCTCTAGAACCTGTGAAATTACCAACAGTCATTGTAGGAGCATCGGATGTAATATCACTAAGTAATCCAGGATATCTTTGGCCGGTAAATGATGCGGTATAATCTGAAGCAAATAACTCATCTCCAAAAAAATCAAAAGATTGTGATGTATAATTGACTGAACCTGTTAGTAAATTTTTTGTCACCGTAAACCCTACAACAGTCGGTGGTACTGGATTTGAACCCGAATCAAATTGAAATGTTAGCGATCTAGGTGAAAATACTAATCCTTTTTGTATTCTTTGTAAATTTCCTCCATCAAATGTTTTTGTTTCTTCAACTAATACAGGTATATAATTATTATTTATATCGTAAAATTCAAAACGATATATAAATGTTTCAACTGGTAAACTTCTTGGTACTGATTGAATAAATGTAATTTCATCTGGAGAAAATGCCGTTTCTTGTGATGCTTTTAAACTAACATCGGCAATATGCCAATCAAATCCTTTTATGTCGAAATATAATCTAGCATTATTTATTTCTTCAGCTTTTATATTTTCAGTAATAATTTGTTTTTCAAGTAAAGAATTTTGAGTATCTAATCTTACAATACTTTGTTTTACTTGAAGTGTAGCAGGTGAACCATTTACAATTGTTTGTTTAGAACCACTTAAATATGCTTCAATGTAATTACTACGATTGCCAATTGCTTCTTTTCTAACATTAAAATTTAAACTGTATTCAATACCTTCATTTATATTTAATGATTTTGTTGTAAAGAATTTATTTACACCGGATGTACTGTTTAATTTTATAGAATCAAATAAAAACGATTGTTCAAATGATGCATCCAAATCGTTTGAGGATGTTACCCAATATTCTTTAAAATTGATATTATCAAATAATCCATAATTTTCTTGATTTTTTGTAGTAGATGCTAAATCAACTAAAATTTCATTTGATTCTAATTGTATTTCTTGAACAAATTGAAAATCAGATAAGTCTGCCGTTGATTTCCTAAATATTTTAACTCTAGCACAATCTCCCACAAAAGTAGTCAAATCCGCTAATGTTATTTTTGCAAATGAACCAGTTAATGCCGTTTTTAAATTATCTACACCCTCGGTATAATTAAATATTCCGGTATATGTTGCATTTTCAGTATTAGCTACTAAGCCATATTCAGTATATGGTGGCTGTACTAATATTTCTCTTGAATTAATTACCTGGGTTACTAGTGGTTTATATGGTATAAGTGGTGCCGCACTTCCAAGTGGAGAGGTTGCATCTGATACTAATAAGTTGGTATCTAAATACGTTCCAACAATAGAACCCGTCCAAAACGAATTACCAACGGTTTCTAAAATATAAGTTCTCGGTGATGTATAATTTGTTAATGAAGTGCCCGCCACAGGAACCTGTGCAATACCATTTATAATTCCACTTTGAGTTTTTGGTGCAACTACATTTGAAAATATTGGTTTAACTATTTCACTAATAGTGACTTCAGGTCTTACATAAAATCTTACCTTATCTTCATTTGAAAGTAATCTATTTACTTTAAATTCTCTTTCCCACTTAACGTTATATATACCAGCCCATTCACTAGGAATTGGTTGAGCAATACCATCCCCATCCAAATAAGTTTTTAATTCTCCCAATATAGTAATTTTCGCATTACCAATTGGAGTATCTTCATATATGTAAACAGCTATAACTTTTGATAACCCCTCATAGTACTCAGGAACACCATTACCTGGTTCAAAATAAATTGGATTACCTTCAACGTCTAATATTTCTATTTTTATATCAGTACTCTCTTTTAAATACTCAGAGCCTTCAATTAGAAATCCATTCTTACCTCCAGTAAATGATTCTTTAAATTCAGTAATTCTAAAATAATCCGAATTTGGATTTGTATCTGTTACAAATGTTTGAAAATAAGTTAAATTTTGCGTTAAATTATCCGCATATTTTTTGATTCTTGCCATGTATGTTCCTATTAATTAGTAATAAATATTGTGTTTAATATTTATAAATAATAAAAACTAAAGAAAACTAAATAAATCTAAAGAATTATGAAAAAATATGCTATGATACAAATTGATGCCGAAATACATCAAGTATTAAAGGAATTTTGTAAAGAGAAAGGATATAAGATAAATGGGTTAGTAGAAACCCTTATAAAAGAAAAGGTGCATTCTTTGAGTAAGAACGCACCTAAAAATGTATTACCAGTTACTAAAAGTTAATCTTAGAGAACCCATCTACTTTTTTAATTTCAATAAGTCCATCTACAATATCTCTCATTTGTTCTAAGTGAGAAATAACCCAAATGAAATCAAATTGAGTTTTAAGATACTGCATCATCATAAATAAGGATGATAGATTATCCGCATCCAATGTACCAAACCCTTCATCAATTACTAAGAAGTTAGGTCTAGGCAGGTTGCATATGTTAATTAGAGCCACTCTAATCGCTAGGCCTGATATAAACTTCTCCATACCACTACACATTTCTAGAGCCCACTCCTGGTCCTCGTAAACGATTCTAGCGTTAATGTTCTTTCCATCGGTATCCATTGATATTGAGAAGTCTACCACCTGTCCTAATATGTTGTTCACTTCGTTTTCAATTGCTGGAAGTGCTTTGGATATTAACTCATAAGGTACTCCATCTTTCTTAACTGCATCTAAGTAGAATGTATATAATTGGTTTTTACTTTCTAATTCTTTTACTTCCTCCATCTTAGCTACCATATTATCAATGTAGGTTTTTGTTGCACCTACCTCTGACATTAATCGTAGCATAAGTTTGTTCACATCGGATATTTGCTTTTCAACACCTTGTTTTAACCTACGAACATTTTGAATATGAATATCTAATGCCTGATTCTTTGTAATTGTTTCTACATTATCATTATATCGTTTGATATCCGCTTTTGTGGTTTCTAACTGATGCTGTAATAATTCAATTTTTGAATCCGCAGTTTTACCATCAGCTTCTAATCTTTCTCTAATGGTAATTAATCTACTATACTCGTTTGTCCATTGTTTCCATTGACGGAATTGGTCTTCAACTCCAGCCAATTCACCCAATTGATTTATAAGAGCACCATGTAAAATGTTTAGAGTTTCTAATTGATTACCCTGCTCTCCTAATTTCTTTTCAGTTTCTTTTGCATCCTTTACGAATACATTGTTCATACAAAAACTACAATTAGGGTCATACTCATGCTCTGCTAAGTGCGATAACTTCTCTTTGTTGGTTTCAATTGTTTGTTCCAATAATTCAATCTGATGTAAGGTATCTTTAATTTGTCCTTTGACTAAATTCAATTGAACTTGTGCTTCACCAATATCAGTTCCGTTTATAGTAACTTTGGAATCAATCATTTCCTTAGCTTCTCTTACCAACTCTTTAGCCTCCGTATGCTTTATAGTTTTATCAAATTTAGTATCACTCCAAGTTTTTAAATCATCTTCAATTGTTTTAAATTTTGAGTTTAATACATCAATATCTAAATTACCTTGAATTGGAATTATTTGTTGAGATAGTGTTACAATTTGTTCGTCCATCTCACCTTTTCTTTTTTCTAATTCCAATTTTTCAGAATCCAATTCATCATATTCACTTTTCTTCTCATTCAAGTCGGTTTCTTTTTGAGCTAACTCCGAAGTAAAATCGGTCTTTCTGAAATTTCTGATAAGTGCATTCACATCTTTGATGTCGTTTGTAGCAGTATCATACAGCTTATCAAATATATCCAAGCCCATAAACTGAGCCATCAAATCCTTTCTCTCCGATTGTGATTTATCAATGAATAGTGCGTTATTAGCTTGTAAAGATAAAGCAGTCATAATGAAATCCTCATATCTTCCTACATAAGTTTCAATGACTTGGTTTGTGTCTCTACGTTCCGTTCCGTTAAGTGATTCTCTACCACTATCTCCCTCTCTCCAAAAGTCCACATCCACTTTTACGTTCTTTCCCTTATTGATAATTCTACCTTCCCTACGAATACCATAGATAACTCCATCTACGGAGAATTCTAATTGGCAATGGAAATCAGATTTACGATTATTCATAATAGCAGATGCTTTATAAGCCCTACTACACTTATCAAACAAGCAAAATGAGATTGCATCAAATAGGGATGATTTACCTTGTGCGTTTGGTGCGAATAATCCCATCAATCCGTTTATCTTATCGAAGTTGATTACGTTCCTCTCTCCGTATGAGAACATATTACTGAAATCAAACTTAATTGGTTTCCAGCTTATGTTTCTTTGTAGTTCTGATGGTTGTATTCTACTATTAATGTCACGATTTATTTTCTCTATTCCAGCTAAGTCCTCTTTGGTTACGAATGGCATCATACGTTCAATATACTCACCGATTAAAGAGTTTTGATGGTTTATATCAGCTATGCTATCTACTTCCAACCTTGCTTCTCTATCGTTGGTTTTCTTCTTATTGAATGTATCCGTTCTAATGATTGTAAAGTCCTCCACACCATACTTTGCGGTAATGTCAGCCATCATTCTCTTTGTATCTGCGGTATCCGTATTAGTTATCCTCACTCTTAAACGAGGGTACAACGGCATATCAGTTACATCCGGCACAATACCACCATCAACATCTAAGGTATAGTATCCGTAATCGTTTTGGATATCAACTTCCTCATAGGTCATTGTATCTAAATCCCAAACTAAGAATCCGTGCTTGTCTAATGTCTCACCAAAGTTTTGTTGTACCAAAGAACCGGCATATACCACCTTACATCCGCTTGGTGATATCATCTCTTGTCTTTTATGAATATCTCCTAATAAGGCTAAATCATACCCATCAAATATTTCAGTTGTAAAGTGTCTACTACTAACCACATACCCTACATCGGTTGTAGAGTTATCAACAGGTCCGTGAAATAGTGCAATCTTCTTATTACCAAATAGAGTATTAGCTTTCGGCCAATTATCTTTGTTATCAAATATACTGAATACTGCAAAATCAACATCTCCGATTCCGTAAACTTGCGTATCTTTTAAATACGTTAGGTTTGGTAACTTCAATGCATCAACTATTGGAGTAAGTACATCTAATCTATCCGCATTGTTCATATTACAATCGTGATTACCAGCGATTACAATAGTAGGACATAGTTTGTTACATTCCGTAAACAACCAGCTAATCTCACTTACCAATTCAGGACTCATTTCCAATTTAGCATGAGCTATATCTCCAGCTAAGTAGATAATAGAATCTTCCGTTCCTCTTTTTTGTATTTCCTCAAACATTGAGTAAAATACTTCTCTAAACTCTTTGTGTCTTTTTATATTACGAATGTGTATATCCGCAATGTGATAAATTCTCTTTAACCTCATATATTATTTAGTTTGGATAGAACTAAGTCATCCCATCCAGTTTGTGTTGCTCCTTTTAATAATTCTCTAACTGCTTTGAATCCCATATCCCCAGCATCCTTTTCGGTTGGTATAATATTCTTTACGTTAATACCATTCTTTATAAAATAATCAGTATGCTTTGTAGAATCTGAAATAGCATCTGAATCTAATAGTATTGTTATATCCTTAACCCCTTTCTCTATAATCTTATTCTTTAATTTACTTAATAAAAATTTACCAAGCAAAGGAATACAATTTCTCTTAACTGAAAATGAATCAAATACACCTTCCACTAAGGTAATAGGTTCATTCCAATTGATTTGATTTTCAAACACAATTACATCTCTATTAACCGGTGGATTCTTATACTTCATTCGTTCCTCTTTGTAATATGAACGAGCTACGAAGTAATTTAAGTCACCATTCTCATCATACGAAGGTACAATGATTCTGCCAAAGTATAATCCATCAGAACAATATCCGATGTTGTATTTAACGATATCAGCTTGGGTAATTCCTCTTTCTTTAAGATAGTTAATAGCTTGATTGTATTCAGGTTGGAATCCATTTGGTTTGAAGTGTAATTGTTTGAATTCTGATGGTAATTGTAACTTAGCTACATACTCATCTTTCGCAACTAATGTATAATCATCCTCACCATAGATATCTTTCAATCTATTGAGGTCTCTTATATCTACATTGAGTTTGCGAAGGAGGGATTGAATACTCCTACCCTTAGAATCACATACCCAGCAATGCCATCTTTGAGTATCTAAGTTTACCTGAAGTTTTCTCTTATGGTGGTTACAAAATGGACAATGATGTGCCTGCTCATTTCCCTTTAAGGATGAACCTACACCTAATGCGGTGTCTAAAATGTTAATGACTGTTAGTTTATTCTTCCCAGATACCATATTAGTATATTCTACACAAATATACAACTTTTTTGGGGATTTACCAAATTAATGGTTGGAATTCTTCACATCGTATAGAAAATCAGCTAAAAACTGCATTTTTGCTACAATTGGAGCTTTTGGTTGGTTTGCTTCCAACATTCCTTTAAGGTCTACTATTGATGCAGCTGCTATTTGTAGTGCATCATCTTTTGCGTTTAAGTAAGCTTCGGAGATTCCGTACTTTTTTGCGATTTCAGGTATTGTCATAACTTTAGTTTATAATATCCCTACGGAAGAATTTTCCCATAAGGTTTTCGTTTATTGCTTGTTCGTTGGCTAGTACATCGTAATGAAACTGCCATTTAATTTCGTAATATGATAAGGATTTCTTTGAGAAACAAAACTGAATGATTTCTCTTTCAAAGTATTCAGCATTTCCAGCTTTTACTTCTGATTTAATCCATTCGTTTGATGAGTAGTATTTCTCCCAATCGGATGCTTTCTTTACAACCCTTCTACGAGTCTTTCCCTTAAGGGGTTTCAATCTGCGGGTTTGAGATAATGATTTTTTTCCTATATAGAACCTACCGGTTCTGGTATCAATCATTTTATAGACAAATCCAACCGCACCCACTGGTGTGGTTTCTTCTGTAACAATATTTCCATTAAATTTCCAACTCATTTATTATCTTTTAACCGAATCAGAATATTTCTTTTCGTTTAATTTTCCACCTCTAGCTTTAAGAATAGCTGTTTCGTTTGTTGATAAATCTTTACCACCATCTGCGTTTAGAGGGGTTTTATCACCACCCTTAACATCAACTATACCTGTCTTTGGTGGAGTTTTCTTATATATGTCTAATATACTTGCCATTTTGTGTTATTTGAATATAAATATAAATAAAATTGTTTATGAATCAAATCTAACAATAAAATTCACTGGATAATCTGGAGTTGATTTAATTGGTTGAGGTAATTTTGCCACCGCTACCATATTTAGTTCATCATCATACAACGCAATAGTAGTAATATAAGGAGCTAAATACGAACCAGTAGGGTCTAAGCTTACATTATCTTCATAATAAGCAAATTCATCATTTACTATTTTAGTTCCAGCATTATAAAATGATGCGGTTACCAAATCCCCATTTCTAATTGAACCGGGTCTTTGTACTATATGTGTATTTATTACACCACCATCCTCAGTTACCGCAGATGGGTTTTGAGATGTATTAAACTCGTTTTCCAATACGGATAGAAATATTTCATTTTCATATATTGTTTTGGTTGAACGAAAGTTTAAAGTAAATTGAGATAAAACAGAACCACTAACTACATCTTTAGAAACTACTATTAATCCCCTATCGTAAAATATATTACCTTTTATTTGGTTATTATATTTCAAATTTGAATATCCATCATCCACATACGTTCTACCTAATTGCGCATCTTCTAATACAACCGTACCTGGTTTTATACCCTCTCCATACTTTGCTTGTGGTACTGAAAATACTGCTATATTATTTTCTAATATTCTTTCATTTGTAGATGCATAAGAAATTCTTCTACCAACTTCGGTTAATACTGATGCAGTTGCTGGGTTTGTGTAGAATTGGGATTTTATGGATGCGTAAATTATTTTTTTATTAAATCCATAACTCGTCTCATCGTTATCAATATCAACGAGTGTATTAGCCCCATTTATACCAAATACTGGGTATATATCATTTTCATCCAATGTCCATTCTTTATAGACCTTAATTGGTCTAGTGATTACATCGGATTTTGGAATTTCTTTTAACATGTCTTATATAAATATTCGTTAAATGAAAAACCCCCAATGAAGGGGGTTTATTTATTTTCTATAATTTTTAATTAGAATGATAATTTCACTTTAATTAGAACTTCCTTATCAAATGATTTAACAATTGGCTGTGAAGTCTTAGCTACTGCTACTATTTCATTTGCATCATTCAGCAAACCGATTGTTGTAATAAATGTTTGAGGGTCAGTTTCAAATGTTGGTTCAGTAAAGAAACCATCTGCATCTAAGTAAGTAGGATTGTTAGAATAATTAAACTCTCTATTTGTTGCTCTTACAAAGAAGTGTTGTGTTGATACATTTTCAGTTCTTCTAGCATCAAAATCTTTACCTGCTCTAATTGCGTGATATAATCTCTTATGGTTTTCTTTATCAGCAAGTATTGAATAATCTGGTAATAAACTTCCAACGTTTTGGAAATTTTCATTGAATACATTACCAACTACGTTAGCTATCGCTTTTGGATTAAGAATTATAATACCTCTTTCAGGGTAGAATAAACCATACCCTTCACCAGAAGTTGGGTCAGTAGTATTTTTAACAGTTGCTTCGTTTTGGCTTCCTAAATTCAATGAACCAGAAACCACTTTGAATACATTACCACTTAAACCATAATTATCACCGAATTTTTTACCACTATTATCAATAAATGTAAATAATCCATTAGAACCAGATAGTTTTAATGACCAGTTACCAGCATCCATAGATTCTCTATATCTTGCTCTAGCTACGTTTATCACATAAATCTCATTTGAATTTGTTGCCTGCGCAACTGCATTTTCAAATTGAAATTGAGATAATGTTGGGTCTAATAATATTGATTTATATTGTGCGTAAGTCGCTTTAGTTGCCAATAATCCATTAGGGTCATTATCCAAACTAACCGAACCACTACCATCTAAATGCCCATATGCTACTGCGAATTGAACTTCTTCTATATCAGTATCGATTGGGTCAGTTTGATATACATTGTAATAGTATTTACCACTAGTTGCTTCAACTTGCGATGATGTATAAAATGACGTCAACGAACCAGAGTCACTACTCCATAGTCCAGTTGTTACTACTTCTATTTTAGCGTTTACTTTATCAAATTCACCAAATCTTTTGTAAAGACCAGTTCCAGTAGTTCCAGTAGTTGCAATTTGTTGCCCAGCTGGTAAAACTGAATTTAATATCTGTACTATTTGGTTTGAATCAACAGTACCGGTATTCGCCAATGCTCTTATTTGGTCTGTTATTTTTGGGTCGTTTATTAGTGCCATTTTATATTTCTATTTTATTTTATACGTTTGCTTTGTACGTTACAATTACAGGTATAGTTTGAGAACCTCCCGTTTCATTGCCAAATACAGTTATCGTTGTTGATACATCAATTGTTAAATTTGGATTTGGAGTGAACTTAAATTCTAAACCAGTAGTAACCTGTGCCGTTGTTGTAATTTCATCACCTAAGAACAACGCGGTACCAGTTCCGTTTGCTCCTCTAGTTACAGTAAGAGTACCAGCTCTTTGGTCGGCTAATACCATAGTGTATCCAGCATTTTGGTTTCCAGCAGGAGATGTTGTTGGAGATAATCCTACACCACCTTCATATTGATTAACACTAATAGAAGGTACACCCAATCTTACAGTTGGGATTTGAGTAGTTCCTTTTGGTAAAGTAACTAACTTATATCTTAATACTTGAGTTTCATCAGGAGAAGCTTCCGTAATAGGAATAGCTCTAATTGCTGAATCGTAGTATGCTGAACCTTTTGGGTGTGCTGGTTCGTAAAGCGTATAATCAATCTCATCATCTCCCAAAGCGAACTTTGTAATGTTTAAAGATTGTCCAGATGCCAATTTTTGTCTTCCTTTTTTGGTAAGAATTGCATCTACCGTAATTTCCGTGTTATCTAAATATGCCATTTGATATGTTTTTTATCTATATTCTATAAATATAACTAATTTTTATTTTCAATTTAATCAACGATAAGAATTGGTTCACCACTACCTCGTCCAGTCTTAGTAACTCTAAGAATATTAGGGTTGGTTGTAAATGTTTCAACCGGGTCTAACCCATCAGGTGTAGTTGATGAATCTTGAACCGAGCCTTTCCAAAATGAACGAAGCATTCCCTCACCCAAATTATTTGTAAATTTATAATGTGATGGCAAATATCCATTTAAAGCGGTTACCTCTACGGTATCGTTACCAAGTTCAATACTACCACTAAAAGGAAGTTTTGCTACTTTATATTTATATTTAGTAACAGCTATTTTTTCATATTTAACTTGCTTATCCGCTGTGGTTGGGTATCCTTCGGTTTGTGTATTTATTTTTTGGATATATTGTTGTTTTACCAAAAATATACTCTTTCTGCTTCCAGTATTTTGATTATTTCCAAATAATGGGTCATAATCTCTAACCAAACCATTACCTCTTATAGCGTATAATCCATATCCCGCATTTGCAATAGAATCTTTATCATTTCCAATTTCAGTAAATGTAAATGAATCGGCTTCTCCTACCAAATTAGCTCCGGTAGGACATTCTATTAAAGTATCATAAAAAGGAGCAGATGATTCGAATATAATTGAATCTGCTGTATTAATAGTTGTATCGTAATTTGGATTAGTTCCCTCAATTACTATTACATCATTTGCGAAAATTGTAGTTTCTTCATTACTAATGTCACCAGTTAGCATTGCTACTTCTTCTGCGTTTATATGTGCATCTTTCGGAATTGATTCGCCTTCTAATATGTAATTTTCATTCGTATCTATTGAAGTATCAAAATCATTTCGTAATGCTTCCGCTTTTTTCCATTGTGTTTTACTTCTTTCTAAATAATGCGGTTCTATTAATAATCCTTTAGATATATTTGTTCTAGCAGGTGCTAAATCCGAAAGTACCTCGAATAATGATTTATCTATATAGCGTATTAATCTAATATATTCATAGATATCTCTATTACCAAGTCTTTCAAAATAATAATGTCTTAAAGTATCTAATTGTTTATATGAATTGGTATATTCATCGGAAGGGTCACCAATATAGTTATCAATATTAAAATCACCAAATGCTTTTAGGATATCCATATTTAACTCCTTTATTGGAGAGAAGAATAATCCTAAACGATTTGAATCTATTGGAGCTCTATCAAACGCCTTTTTTGTTGCTCTAGTTTTATATGAAAGGTCTCCAATTAATTCCTGGTCTTCAAAACGTATTTTGTTTGAATAGTTTAATCCCATAGATGGCACGGTAGCGGTTACAGTTCTATCATATGGTATATATTGATATGGGTATGCCGATGCAGAATACATATTACTTGCCGATGCAAATGGTTCTGCATATGTATCACTTATAGCTACGTTTTTAATTCCAATATTTTCCGTTTTAGTTCTATCTTTTGGATATTCAAAATCTAAACGGAACATTAAATCTTTTGTAGATGAATCGTAATCATTACCATTGATTGCGTCTGGGAATAGTGTATGATTTTCAAATTTACTTCTTTGTAATGGAACACTCCACAAACGAAATTCATCTAATTCACCCTGATACCCATTTCCACCAACTACTAAGTATGGAGTTGAACCGGTCCATTGACTATCGTTATATAACATAGACATACTAACCGAAGTAATTATTCTTTGCCCATCAGATGTTCCCAACCAAATCTCATACCAAGAAGATGAATCTGGATTGTTGTGCCTATTAATCGCTACGTTGGAATAATGTTCATTTGAAAGTGGAAAATCTAAACTTCCAGTTTTTAAATCAGGACCATATGCATACTCACCACTTAATTCAGGAGTTACATATACAGTTGTTGTTTCAAAGTATGTACTATTAGAATCATTACCACCAAAATTTAATTCTAATTTATAATAAGAACCGGTTGTTTGAACTAAATCTAAAGTAAATTCACTTCCAGATATTAATGTCGCTGGATTAGAGATACTAGCTGAGGGCCTTATTCTAAATTCGATACAATTTGGGAAATCCATTGTTGAGCCTACAATATGCCAAGGTACTTGTATACTTGAATTTTCATCTAATACAATAGCCGCGGTTCTATCATCAAACGTAAATTTTGTAGTGCCATTTTTAACTGGATCTTGCGGTCCGCCAAATTCCATTATCGTCAACATAGATTGTGGTACGCCATAACAAGCCATTACAGCTTTCAATGCTCTAGAAGTACCCTTATGTTTTAATAGATATGGTAAGTTATTTAAAATTCTTCGCCAAACTTCATAATTAGCATCTTCCAAACTTCGGCCGTATTTTGGAGCTCCATTTTGATTAGTACCAAACATATATTCCCAAAGTAATTGAGAATTAAATGCTCTTTTTTCTTCCCAACCCATTGCGTTTAGTAAAGAACTAACTAACGAATCCGGTACTCCTAATTCTTCTTTATGTTCTACTTTTTTAGCTTTTTTTATCCCATTTATATAGACCCACAAAATATCAAAATGTTGGCCTACCATATCTAAAAATAAAATAAAATCAGCATTATCATAATCTTCCGTTATATATTCTGGAAGATTATTACGCATTGCATATGAATTATATTTATCAAATTCTTCCGAATCGTTTAATGCGGTTTCATACCAACTTATTGATATCGGATGATTTTTTGGTCTTAGAACTCTGTATGTGTAAGATGTTAATGGATTAAAATAATTTTCTTTTGGATATGCTAATAAGTTTTCAGATTTAAATAAAAATATTTCATAACCATCAAACGTTTTTATCAAATTACTTATTTTTTGAGCTACTAAATTAGCTTCTATTAAAGCATATGGTGCTGGGATTACTTGAGGTGTCTCAAATTGTAATTGTAAAATTGGGTCCAGTTGTTCACCTATTAATATTTCATTACCAAGTATTTCAGGAGTACCATCTCCACCCGAATCTTCGGTTAATAAATAACCAATTGGGTAGGATGTTTGTGTTAAATCTAAATACTTTGCTTGATATTCTTGTAAAACACTTACTTTATAATAAAAGTTTTTTAATCTTTCAGCCGCTGAACCAAAATGCACAAATTGGTCAAATGTATATGAAGACCCACTTGCATATTGAATATTTAATTTTTCAGTATCAATATTATTTTGAGCGGATATTTTATTTAATATATCATTTGAAGTAGTAGAACCGCTTGCAATTAAATCATCAAATATTTTAAAAGCAGTACCGTTATCAGGTTCTAATAAAAAGTTAGGTCCTTTTAGTGGGGCACAATAACTTGTATCAACTCCACTTATTGTTACCGTTTCAATTATTGGGTCTGATTGAACTTTTGATATCCAAACTTGTTGGTTTGGTTGTATTGCAGTATCTAACGGTTCATATAATTTTAATATAAGCGATTCATCATCACCAATCCAAGTTGTAATTACTTTATTATCACCATCACCAATATGTAATAAGTGAGTTAAGTATTTAGAAGTTTCATCTGCAAAAATAGATTTGTCAAATTGTGCAATAAATCCTTCAGCAATTCTACCAATTGCAACATCTCTTGGAATTGTTAAATCTCCTTTATCAAAAAGAATTGTAATTATTTCAGTTTTACCAACTACGACTTGTCTTCCACTTGTATTGTATGGTATTAATATTAATTGTAAACTAATTTTATCCTGGTCCTCTGAAACGTTGGTACCTGAATTTACTAATAATTGCTTAAAATTAAATGTATGTGTGCCATTACTAGGTAATTGTGTAAAATTTGAATTTGTACTTCCGGCATACATTCTAACATAATCAGTATCAACCGAATCAAAGTATATATTAAAATTTACATCCGTACCAATGTAATCAGGACCTCTTAGAACCGATGGGTATTGTATATTTCTAATATCCGGAACACCAACCCACATATCATCCATTGCAACTAATGCCGTTTCTATAAACTCACCATCTCCACTATTATTACTTGGTACTATTTTTATAGAATATTTACCAATTACATCAAACGTTTTAGATGGTATTAAAATTATAGAACTATCACCACTTACATCAAATGCATATTTCTTATCCTTTACATACACCGATACTCTATTAGTACCTCCAAATAAATTTAATCCAATTGGAACATCTGCGTTTGAATTTATGTTATACTCAGTAAATTCTTTTGATGCTAATCTGTCTAAATTAAGAAATGCTACGGATGGTATTGTTGCTTGTACTATTGTGAAATTTTCAGTAGTAATACTAATATTTAAATCCCTTTCGGCTTTTATTTTAGTAGATATACTTTCCAATCCACTAGTAGCTTCTAACGTTTTTGTTACCAACCCCTCACCACTTACTACTATTTTAGTAATCCTGTATAAATTTATATCAGATGTTTGTATCGAATAAACTAAATCCGATGTTGGTACATCTTCAAAATTTGTTACTCCTGCATTTAAATTAAATTTTTCATTAGTTATACCAGTACCATCCTTCACCACTAATACGGATGAATTTGGGCCCTCAACAGCCATGTTTAATTTTATCTTTTCAACTAAAGGGTCAGTTGGATTTCTATCAGCAATGATATTTTGAGTTAATGTAAAATTTATTTTTTTATCTTGCTTATCAATTTCATAACTATAATCAGTTTGAAGTACCTCATTTATAAATTTTCTTATTCTAAATGTGTATGCCGGTACAGACGAGTAAACCGCTTGATAATTTTCAGGAATTCTATATAAACTGTTATCTTCATACGTTTGATTGGGTAATCCTCTTGTATCGTATCCAACCAAACTATCATATGGATTTATATTTAAATTAACATATGGTATATAGTAATTTGGATTTTGTACAACATCTATTATATATTCTTCGTTACACGCGTATCCTTCCTTTTGTACCGTAATTTTTTTACTACCTTCGTCCAACAATTGCGATACCATAATAGGTAACCCATAATTTGTTGTTTGGTATGTAGGTCTACCATTTATATAAATACTTGCCGCGGCATTTGCCTCTATATAAAATATATTTTTACTATCACTTTGAGCCGTATTTGGAGTATCTATGATAGGTATAAAGCCTCCTCCTCCGCCGCCACCATAGGAGATGCCAGCACCTGAACCCCCACCTATACCAATACCCAATTCATTATCAAGATTGTATAATTGTTGTGATTCGTTTACCCCAAATCCATTATCAAATGCGTTTTCTTCTACTGCTCTCATTACTTTATAAGTATTTTATATTATTGAAATGCCAGTTGTTCTCTGCCCATACCACCATCTGATAAATTATCTCTATCTAATGATTGTGTATCAAATTGTCCTCCACCGCCTCCTCCTCCGCCACCTCCAGTATATGGTGGGCTATATGGTGGTTCATCAATTGGTGTAACTATTTCAATTGGTGGGGGTGGGTCCGGTACTGGCCTACTCACATCAAACGGTGGGTCTGGAATTTGTTTTTTTATTTCTTCTTCCAATTTCAATTCTTTACTTGTTAATATTGGATTTATAATTTCAGCTTTTCTAATTACAGGACTTGTTGTATCTATTATTGTGTTTGATTCTATTCTTTGTAATACCTTACCAACTACATCAATACTCGTATCAACGCCCATATCATATGTAGTTTCAGTTTTTACATCCGGGTTAGGAAAATAAAAATCAATACACATAATTAATATCTTTTTACATATATTTTCAATTTCATTAATAGATAATCCTACTACTGGTTTTTCAGATTTAGGTTTTCCATAATTAATATCGTTTATATCAGATATTTTGTTTTGAAATTCATAAAAACAAGCTTGTGTAAATTTTTCAAATACCTTTGTCGAAAACGTTTCAAAGTTTTTTATTTTAAATTCATATACAAGTTTATTTAGCCAGCTAGCTGTATATTTTGATTTAATAAATTCATCAATACCGATTGGACTTATTTTTTCAACAAATGGAAATGTTAAATTTATAGTATCATCTCTAAATTCACCATTATTTACAAATACATCGTATCTTTTTTTAAGTTCTTCATTTAATTCTAATCCTTTTTTTAATGGTAATAATCTAACCTCAGTACGAGATGGTGATATTTCGGCAATCCACAATTTATCGGATGGAAATTCACTGCCCACTCTCTTATTAAGTAAAGTTATTTGTGTTTTAAATATACCATTATCATATCCAGCTTCTCTAAGTAATCTTTCAATATCTATAAAATATTCAGTTGGGAATTTATATTTTTGAAATACAGTACCTTCTGCGATTAAAAAATAATCTTTAATATTTTGCGTTGTCAATGGAATATATCTTACCAATTCATCGTTAATCTGTGGTAGTTGGTTATCGTCCAAATCATATACAATAAATTCAATTGCATCGTTTTGACTAAATCCAAAAAAGGAATCAAGATTACCTTCTTCAAATATCTTTCTATCATTTGAAGATATTCTATATCCCTGATTGTTTAATATTTCCTTAAATGTTTTTATTGCCATGACAACTTATTTCTTTTACTCATTTGCTTATCATATACATAGTAACAATATTGTTTTCCTACACTATGAATAATTTTACCTATCCAATTATCTTTTGGCAATGTACCTACTTTATACGCCATATGCTCAGTCCAAGGTTTTACCATCTTATAAATCCACTTAGTATTTTGTGGCTTAGCTTTCATATACTTAACTACATTTCTAGCCCACATCATATATCCTAATACCAAACGAGGGTCTTTCTCATACATCATCTCACCATAAATTTCATCGGCGTTCCAAATGTGTTGAGGTAAGAAACCTTGATTGTATAATTCGTTACAAATTATTTTCTTCTTTTTAGTAGTTGCATTTGTAAGTTGATTATTAGCTTGCGCCAATTGAGTTGAGTTATTAACCAATTGCGTTTGAGTACTATTCAATTGAGTATTCAATTGATTAATTGTTTGGTTAAGATTTACTATTTGAGATTGTGCCGATGTTAACTGTTCACTTAATATCGAGTTTTCTTGTAATAAAGATGTATTTCTTCCACTCAAAGAAACTCGTTGAATAGACTCCGCAGTTGCTTTTTGAATTGCGTTTTGTAAACTACCAATACTACTTTCTACTTTTAAATTTGATTGTTGAGTTTGATTTTGAGAAACTGCTAATAATAAATCCTTAGAATCTATTTGAACCAAAAGACTTTGTGTTACAATTTCCAATTCTTTAACTTTAGATGCCAAATCAAGCGTAACACTATTCAATCTCTCAACCTGTGTTGTTAAATCGCCTATTAACTCATTTGCTTCAGTATATGCCGTTAATAATATTGTTGGTGGTAATGCCGGTGGTTCTACTGGAATTAATTCAACTATATTAGTATCAATTGATTTTATAACTTCAACTTCATTATATTTTGGTTTTGTTAATTTTCCAGAAACAATACCATCATTTGCAACTGAACCACTAAACACATGAATACCAAATTCATTCTTAGTTTTTATTGCTAATGAACCACTTAACAAAAGTTCGGATATCATACCCTCATTTCGTAAACCAGTTTTTATAAGTTGTTTAGCCATTATTAATCTTTTACTATACTAAATGTTATATTATCATCAAAATATTCAATACCACCGTTATTATCTATCTTAAATTCTATTTTATAAACTCTATCTGCTTCCCAATTTGAAAAATTAACTTTTATATAATTTCCGTTAGTATCGCAACTAATTTTAGAATAATCACTAAATGGAATTATAATATCATTTGATGCATAATCTCTTATTTGATAATAAGTTGTAGTTGGTAAATACTTTATATTAGTATATGCAAATGTATCGGTAAATGTTTTTAGAGGATATAATTCTCTACCAAAAATTTGTATTTTAGCAATAGTTCCTGCTTTGTATTCTTTCTTCAAATTAGTTATACCAACTTTAATATCACTTGCAGTTAGAGCACTCAATGAACCGGTAGCAAATACCGAATCATCCCATCCTATTCGTATTTTTGGTTGATATATCGTATGTGTTTCTTTACTAAAGAATTTCAACTGCCCATAATCAGCAGTGTCACTTTCTTTTTCAGTTGCATATTTTAAAATCATCCCATCATTTGGTTTAGAACCACTCATCCAAACTCTTAACATAGATTTTACATCCATATTAATATCGGCTGTCTGATAATTAAATGTTTGTGATGTTCCATAATCCGTGTACCAAGTTCCACCATCTCCGTTATTAACACTAGCTGTTGTATTTGTTGCAAAGTTATTTTGCAACCATTCCAATGAAGAATCACCTTCTCTATAATTCCAAGTAACACCTTGAGTTGATATATTATCAAATCTAGTACCAGTTCCCATTTCCCAACTACCAGATAGTGGATTCGCATATATCGTATATTCTAAAGGAATTTCGTCACTTTGAGTTTCTTTTAAAATTAACTCAGCGGAGTTCATTGAAATACTATTATTAGAAATTGATGCCGATATAAATCCAACATCAAATTTAAGTAGTATATGTGATACATCTTTAATGTTTCCATAATACACTTTACTTATTTCTAAGATTTCATCAAGCCCAGTATTTTGATTGGGTTGTTGAAGATAAAGAGTTGCATCTTTTGATGCTGTTAAAAAATAGTATGCCATTATTTTGCTCTGCCTTTTATGTCCGAATCCGGATATTTAATTTCAAAAATAGATGGGTCTAAAGATGGATATACAATCTTAGCTTTAGTTGCCGCTTCTATATTATATGAATTTGGTGCGTACTTACCTCCACATTTATTCACTATTAATAAACTTGGAACAGATGAAACTCCTTCTATATTTGCTATTAATAATTCAACTTCACTTAAATTTATTGTTTGATTGAATTGCCAATTATCAATATTAAAATAATCTTTTAATTCTGAAATACATTTTGCCAATACCTCACTCTTATTATAATTCTGATAAACTGATATTTCAAATTCAATACCTATGTTTATAATAAATCCATCATTAATGTTTATACCATCGGTTAATAATCTATATTCATTTAAATAAGTCTTAACATTTTCTTTTATACCACGTGTAAGTGGAATTAATTTTCCAAATAAATCATATCCTAACAAATATAAATTAATTGCAAATGGATTATTTTTTTCGTTCTCATTTGAAGTTTTTCCAAGCAAATATCTTGTAATATCTTCTTTAACCGATTGTTCAGAAGGTTCCTGACTATCTGGCATATTAACAAATCCCATTACCAAATCGGTAAACTCTTGTAAATTATTAGGAGATGCTAAAATAGATGCTGGTGAATTATTATCTATCGTACCATCTGCTACAGCATACGCCTTTGCAACCGCTCCAAATTTTGCTGGCATAGATAATACTCTTACTTGATAATCTTTGGCAGTTACTGCTCTATTTTGAGAACCAAAATTTGCTAATGCATTTTGTCTAATTTCTTCAACGGTCTCGCCACCTCTACCACCACCTGCAGTAACTTCATTATCAATTGCAACCGAATTTTTAGTTGCACTATATATTGCTCTATCACCATCACTTAATGCCTGTGTATCTTCTTCGAATTCTATCTTATCAATTCTAGTTAATTGTCCAGTTGACACATTTGATTTAACACCACCACCAACTAAATACTTAACAGTTATAGTTGTATTTGATGGAGATGTGCCATATGTTTTTGTTTTTAAGAAATTTGTTGGGTCAAACGATTCTTCTAATCTACTTATGGAATTTGGTAAACCCAATCCAACATTCTTAAGATTTGGAATTAATTGCTCATCCGATGCCGATGAATCCCCCGCACCAAATTGTATTATAGTTCTACTTTCTTCATCTATTTTTGAAACAAATCTTTTTGGTGTTTTAATTGTTTTTAAAATATATGGTACAGTTGTTTTAAATTGATACAAGTCTTGGTCATTTACTTCCGTATTTGGTACATCTACAAAAACCATTTCTTGAGCTAAATAAGGAACTTCATACCATTTATTATTATTTGAATCTCTAACATCTAATATTTGTATAACATCAGTATCATTTAATGTTATTTTTTCAAAAGGAGAATATGAACCAAATGTAAAAGTTGCTTCTTTTAATTCACCAGATATGACTTGAACATATTTTTTAATTAAATAAAAGCTTGGTTCACCAGTTATCGCTTCTCTCTGATATACACTAATCTCTCTATTAGCTGCTTCCGAAAAATCAATAGCGTCCGTTGTTCTAAATGATATACCATCTTTTGTTGAAATGGATTGTAATCCTTCTTTTATTCTTAAAAAATATTTTGAATCTGGTATGTTATTTAAGCCAATACCTATCGATGGTACTAATTGATAAACTGATAAGGTTGTTATTGCTGGGGAAGTTACTTTTGGTCTATATCCCAAATATTGAGATAATGCCAATACACTTTTTATGTCTTCTGCATATACCATCAATGATTCTTTTAAAGTATCATCGATGTAATACGATAATGAATCACCTATATACGATGCCATTTCTATAAACATCATACCCGGAGATGATTCATTGAAATCAGAATATGTTTTAGGAAAATAGTTTTTTGCAAATTCTACTAAATTACTTCTAAATCCAATAAAATCCTTATCAAGATATTTTACTTCTTTTCCTTTATTTTTAAAATTCTTATTTGTTACAGTTATTCCCATTTTTATTTTATTAAGCGGCTATTGTAAAAGATACCGTGTTTAAATCAACTTGATTTAACAATCCGAATGTTACGGAAACATTTACTAAATTATTATCTCTATTGTTGCTTGTACTTTCTACATCTATTTGTTCTACTGTAACATATGGTAACCATTGCTCTAAAGCTGCTGTTATCGCATCTTCAATTTTACCAGATAATGTATCATCATTAAAATCAAAAAGTAATTCCTGCAACCCACTACCAAATTCAGGCTGCATTACTCTTTCTCCTTTTTTAGTTAATAATAGATTTTTTACATTTGATTTAATTTGCTCATTTGTTGTAAAGGTTTGATTGAACGCAGTATTACCGATTTGGATTGGTAATGATATACCTATCGCATAATCTTCATACTTTTTAGTATCTTGTACTAATTTTTGTCCTAATACAATTGCCATTACTTCTTCTTAAATCTTTTTACAAGTTCTGAATAATCTCTATTCAATGCTTTATCTATTTCAGCTACTCCAGTGTTTACTCCCAATCCTGTTGGAGAAGGTCCTTTAGCCATTTCACCATAACCCATTTTTTCAGCTAATGCAGTTCCACCTACAAGTGAACCCATATCTGCTTGTCCAAAATTCATTGTTCTAAATCCACCATCACCCTGTGGGATACCTCCTCTTGTTTCATTAAGAATTTGGTTAATCATTGGGTTTTTGCTGTATTGCTTTGTTGGTATTTCCTTTTGAACTACCGATTCTGTAATAGTATCATCTCCCAATACAGCCTTAGCCATTGAGATACTCTTTGATACTGGTTTTGGTGCTACCTTTGTTTCAGATAGCATTTTTTTCATTTCAGCCTTCACACCTTCCTTAATTAAAGCAGGTAATTGCTCTTTGAGCTCCTCTTTAATCAGAATTTGAATGGCTTCTAATAGTTTATCCATGTCCATAATATTCTATTCTTTGTTTGTTATGTTTATAAATATTTAAATTAAGTATTTTTGAGAATTAGGCCCAAAGAGTTGGGTCTTTTTGTAATTCTGTCCAATACATCGTAAATTTTTTAATTCTGTCATCTAATCCATTGTAACCGCCATTAATTCGTTTTGTTATAACTTTTATAGTAACTGTGGTTGAATCTTTACATTTTTCTCCCAATTTATTTGCTTTCCAAAATAAGCACGCAGTATCCGCATAATACTTAGAACCTACTAATGTTGGATTACCTTCAAAATCATCCCCAGCGATTGGTCCGAATTTTTTATAATTAGCTCTTCCGGTTAATTGTATATACCCTCTACCTTTATATCGTTTACCATCACCAGGTTGCGTATTACCCAAATCCTTCCTACCTTCATATGCAGTTCCAGATGCAATTTCTTCTTTATATACGAAATTACCAGATTCATGGTTAGTTTGTGCCAAAAAATGAGCTCTTTCTAATGGTGTTTTTGCTAAACCATATTTTCTCATAGCCGCTACTAATTCACTTGGTACTTTTATCTTTGTTTTGTAATTTGGAACTGGAGGAATGTTATCTTTAGGCTTTTCCTCTTCTGCCAATGGAGGGTCAGGTTCCTTTTCAGCATCCGCTGTAATTCGTTCCTCAACACTAGTCTGTTCCTCCTCACTTGGTATTGGTGCATCTTCTGGAAGTGAATATGCTTCAGCGGATGCTTCGTTTATATCTGAACCTTCTAAAGATGCTTCTTCTGATGCCACTAATTGAGCATCCGTCATTTCTATTTCAGTTGTATCTACTTCCGCAACATCGGCTATTTCTTCAGGTGTTTCCGATGCAGTTGATGCAGCTCCCCCAGGTCTAGATGGAGTTACCATGTATGAGGACCACATTATAACACCAGGACCAGGAGTTCCAAGTGGCGGATATAGTGATACGGTATTTATAATACCACTCACAGTAGATAAATGCAATGTTGCATATGATATAAAATCATCTACTATAATTGCCGAATTTTTTGTTGGAGGTATTACTGACATTTTTAAGCCGTTTTATTTTTTTCTGATGTTACTACGCTTTTACCGTTTTCATTTAATCTCCACAATGCAATAGATGATTTATCTACCCAATTTGCTTGTATTTTATTTTGAGTAAAATCACTAACCCATTTCCAACCTGTCCAAACTTGTATGTGGCCATACTTTTTATCATTATACCCCATTACTATAATATCACCAACTTGCCATTTTGTAGAATCTAATGTATATTCATCGCCAACATTAACTTTATCATTATAATAAGATTTACCACCGATGTTAGTAGCAAACGATGAACGCCCTCCACCAGTTGATGGATTCTTAAATGAGAACCAATCTGCGTTTCCACTAAGAGTTCCTAATCCTTTAACACCGGTTAATGCCACAACTACTGCTTGAGTTCCCTGTGGACAAAGTCCATGTATATCCGAGTTGAATCCTATTCTTAAATTTTCATAACTAATTCTTGGATTTTTGCCCAATTTGGGGCCCCACGCTCCGGCTTTTTTTAATAATTCATCTAAGTTTTTATATCCACTTTTTAAAGCGGTGTCATTTTCTAATTTTTTTGCAGGTGGTAATTTTTCTTCGGATAATACCTTTTGGTCATATAACGCTTTATCAATTATTTCTGCTTTAGTATTATCCATTTCAGTTATTATAGAAGCACTTTCATCATCACCTGCTATTACTAAATCCGATTGTATAATTTCTTCGTTTATTTTTTCTGGATCTGGATTTATTATTTCTTGAACATCTGGATCATTTTTATCCAATGGTATTTCGTTCCAATCTAATTTATCATATGGAGATTGTACATCATCGTTGGATATTGCCGCGGCTGCAGCTGGTGTTGGAGGTGTCCATTGCCCAGGATTTACTACCATATTAGATACAACCGAAACATTTGATACCGCACCAGGAGCGGGAATTACCGGTGTTGGAAAGTTATTCATAGTTGCACCAGACCAATACGCAATTACACCCTTACCCATTTCACCAACCAAATCATATGGGGCAGTTGATGTTTGGCCTTTTTGCAAAGCAGCTTTAAATAATTGTTGCATTGCATCTACGTTTCCCTTTTGTAAAGATATTTGATGAAGTGAATCCTTTCCTCGTTTAATAGCAGCATCATATTCAGTTGCATATGTTTTTGCAACCGTATCAATATCTGCAATACTTTCGGGACTATTAGAAAGATTTAATATATTATTTTTAAATGTTTGCCAAGACATAATTAACTATTTTGTTTATTAAGCATCATCTTCTACTTCATTACAATATCTAGTAGCCACGTCTATTCCACTTTCTGCAGTTTTCTTTGCAAAATTCTGAATTTTATATGAAAATGGGTCTTTTTTATCATGTACAGATGTATAATAAACCCCAACACTATCTCTTTGTTGATAAAAATAAAATCTATTTCCATTTTTAGGAGTATCATATGATTTGATAAATTTCATAGGTGTTGATAAATCAGGTTTTCCTATTGTTTCGTTTGATTTCGCCAATGCTGCTTTGGCTGCGTCTTGAGTAGCTTTTGCATCAGTGACCGCCAATTCAGTTGTTTTATTAATTATTAATTTATCTTTTTCTACTCCACTTAATGGTTTACTTATATTTCCTTCTTGAATATTTTTTATTTCATTTTGCACACTTTGTTTAGCTTTTTCTGCCATTGCGGTTGCTTTTTCTTCTACACTCGCGATTCCTTTATTTACTTTATCTTGTGCATCTGATACTATTTTTTGTGCTTTCTCTTGAGCGGAAGCAATTGTTGATTGAACTTTTGCCTGTGCTCCAGCTACAGCCGCTTGCCCTTTTGCAGCCAATGCCTGTCCTTTTGCAGCCAATTGTTTTGCTTTGGCCGATGCGTTTGCCAATTTATCTTTGAATTTACTATTTTTAAATTTTTTAGGAACTGGTAGTTTTTTTGTTTTGAATTCAGGAACACCAGGTAGTTTAGGTATATTTGGTATCTTTGGAAGTTGTGGAATTTTTGATTGCAAATCACTCACCGCAGATGTAGCTGCGCCAACCGCATTTGATGCTGCGGCTTGAGCATTGCCAACCGCCGCTGTTGCAGTTGCTTGGGCATTACCAACCGCCGCTGTTGCAGTTGATTGTGCTTGGTTTTTTAAATCAGTAGCTTGTCCAGTTAAATTTTCCATATTAAGATGTTTGATTTAATTTACTTAAGATATTATTTAGCTTTGATTTTATTTTATTAAATGTAGGTAGGTTTTCAGGTCCTACTTTAGATGGTCCAGACGGTGTTAAATAATTTTGTGCAACTATTGCATCTATAAGTTCTGCTAATAATTCAACTAATTTTGTTCCTTTAACCAATGGTTCTAATTCAGTATCTCCTAAAAATATAGAACCCTTACCACTATGAATGGCGAAATCTCTATCGTTTGTTATAAAATTAACATTATCTTTTGTACTAACATCAATACCACCCTTATTATCTATTGAGAGTCCACCATCTGAAATAAATCCATAATTCTTTTTTGAATAGAATAACATTTCTCCACTTTTTGCAGATAAAATTATTCTATCCGAATTTAAAAGTATTTGGTCACCTATTAATTTATCTGGATAGTTTTCAAACGATTCTGGCTTTGTTTCAAAATTACCTTTACCCTTATCATCTAATTTACCTGGAACAAATCCCAATTGAAACTTATCTGATGTGATAGCTATTATACTCCCATCTCGATTTATATCTTCTTTGGTTACCTCATTATCTAATAATTTTTTAGAATCTGCGTTTTCCCCATTTCTTATTATAATTACAGGTGAATATTTCTTTTCATCGTTATTATATCCAGAAAATCTAATTGATTGTCCAAATCTACTTTCAAATAAAGTATCACCTTCCCATAATTTTAATTTGTGAATACCTTTTTCATATTTAAAATAATCACCATAATTATCATACTTTGCGGATTCATTTGTATTACTTCTGGTTATTCCGGTCGATTGTACTTTTGAGTAATCTTTTGATGTATTTGTATCTGCTTTTACCGGATTAAATAATTTGGATATTGCATTCATATCCGCATTTACAAATGGTGTTAGTTCAGGACCAATTCGTTTGTAATAGGTAGTACCACCTGCTCCGTTTATAATTTCAACAGCTTCATTTTTTACTGGAAGTGTTTTAAAGTTTTTATCTAATGGATATGCAATAGGTAAACTGGCCTCATCAGTTGCTAATTGTCCTGTTAATTTGTATTCAATTGCTCCAATAAAAATTGATTCTTTGTTTTTAGAATCTTCTCTATTTTTTAAATATGGGTGAGTTTCATCTAATATTATACTATAAACTATACCCTGGCGTTTTTCACTATTAGTTGCCGTTGCTTGACTGGATTGTACAGCCGATACACTAGCATTTTGCAATCCTGACATGCTATTTTATTTTTTGTTTTAACTCATCTAACTCAAATTCCAAATCATCAACTCTTTCTACTTGTTCTTTAGTTTCTTCCAAATCTTTAAGCAATTGTTCTTTCTCAAATGCTGATAGAAATCCTTCTTGTCCTTCGGTTTTCTTTTCTGATGCCATAATCTTAGTTGCGATTGTTGCTAACTTAACCAATTGGTCATCGTTCCTAACTGAACTATCAATTAAACCACCAATTACAGGACCTAAAGTTCCCATATCACCTGCGTGTCTAACCATTTTCTTTAATTCCTCAATTAGAGCACTAATCTTTGTTTTTTTAGAAACTTGGTTGTTATAGATATCTTCAAAAAGACCACCTAATGATTTACCTTTGAATAATTCGAATTCTGTTGACATATTAATATATTTACATTTTGTATGTATATAAATATGGTTCTATAAAAATGTTGAAATTAAATTGAGATTACTTCGATTGTAATCTTAGGTTGATATCCTTCAGGCAGTTGTCTATTAATACCTTTGAATTCATTTACTTTACCCTTAAAGTAAGTTATTTGCAATACCTTATCGGTCAGGTTCATTACAGTTTGAGATGATGTAGACATTTCTTCCGTATCTCTTTTCATATTAAGAGCTGGTTTCTTTGGAAAGTATTCCTTTCTCATAGCGTGTGCTATTTCTTTCCAATCTTCTATTTTATCAACTGATTTCTCTGCTGATATTTTTCTCAATTGTGAACTTAGATATTTCTCACCGCTTGTGTATCCAGCATCAGTGAACATATGTCCGTGATTTGTACGAACAACAGGTGATTCGGTATTTTGAAGTTTAACATCAGGCTTATGCTTTGATGTAGTTTCAATACTAACCATATGTTTTGGAGATGATACAAATGTATGACCTTTTAAAGACATCCCACTCTTGCCCTTATATGATAGTGTAGCTCTTACTGCGGCCATTAGAGTAGGTTGCTTAATGATATTTCTCATCTTATCACCATCAGGACCTGGCTTTCCACCTTTCTTTACAATCTTATGTTCGGCTTCATCGTGTCCAACTAATAGTGCTGAGTTTACAACACCAATTCCGTTTTCGTTTAAACCCTCACTCCAATCCGTTATTAAATCATGTAGATATGCAACTTCCACACCATCAATGATAGTATGTACGATTTCTAAAGATGGATTATACGCTCTATCTCTATTTTTAGCTAGGATAAACTTATCTTTAATTTCTTTAGATACAATAATACACTCTGAAAGTTTCATTTTACTATTCGTTTGTTGATTCAAATAATCTAACAGAAAGAATTACATCTTTACCTATATTTAAATTTCTTACTTTATGTCTTTCCAAATCATAAGATGGGTTACCAATT